CACGATACCTTTCAGGTTCAATACTTTTATTTGCTAAAATTTCAAGGTAGGTAAGGATTGTGCGATCATTGTTAACAAAATTAGATGTTTGTCTGGTCATATTAAAAACTTCTCCAAGTCTTCAAAATTTGTCAATATGTTTTATTTTAGTGGGTTAGGCTGGATTCGCACCAGCGTGGAATTACTCTACAGATTTACAGTCTGTCACCTTCGGCTACTCGGTCACCAACCCTTGTTTAAATTTATCTTACTATAATTCTTAATGCTTGTCAATCATACTTGTTTTTGATTCTTTTGAGATTCTTGTAAATTGAGGAGTTCAAGGATTGCCTCTCCTGCGTCTTTACGCGCCATGCTACAAGTCCAGAGCCTTTGTTCATTGCGTTTAATAATGATAATTTCTGTATCAGAAACTGAACAGACTAAATCATTTTTCTGTTTTATTAGTTGATTGAGAGATTCTATTTGTTGCTTTTGTTCTAATTCAGAAACGGGTTGAGGGTTTTCTCCGTACTCTTGTGTAGAGAAAACAATGGCTAACATAAAACTTTTTGTTTCTTTAAACTGAAACCAAATAATCTGCCAACTAAATTCACCATCAGGCTCTAATTCTCGATTCCAAATATTTAGAAAGGTTTGTAAATAACCTTCTAATCCTTTTTGAGTTTGACGGTTTTTATTAATATCACTGAGAAGTCCTTGATTTTGTTGAGGATAGTTTTCAACAGGTTCTTCTGACTGACTGTCTTCAATAGAAGAGTAAGAATAGCAAGGATTTAACAGTTCTACATAAAACATATTGTGACTCCGATTAATTTTACAGATAAAGTTCTAATGTTTATTTGTCGCCAAGATACCATTGCTTGTCACTAAGAAACCAAAAAAACACTCCCTTGTAAAATTTTGTGTGTTTTTTTTCAGCCATTAAGCTTTGCCATAAACGAAAAGCGTCAAAGAATTGTTCCCATCCATAAGGAACATACTCTTTAAGATTAGTCCAAATAATAGGTAGATAGCTTTTGATAGGCTTATAGAGTTTATTACAAATATAAACGTAAAAACCAAAAGACAAAGTATAAACCAATCCGTTAGTAATTAACATAAATCCCCACGCAAAAATTAAGAGCGAATTTAAGATCAGGGTCATCGGTTTTATTTTCATAATTTTACTTTAACCTTTTTAGGTGTTCTATATTACTTTACCATAATTAAAGTTATTTATTTATAGTTTTAATAAGAAAATAAATTAAATTTACCTTTTCTGCCGTCAGTGTTTTAAGTATCATCAGGATTTCTATTAATTTATCCTTAAGTTCTTTTTTAGTGGGTTCTGTGTCAGTTGGTTCATAGATGAAAGTTTTAGCACTTCCATCCTGTTCTATTCTAATCAAAGTGTATTTTTCCATTGTCTTGTTCTCTAATAAAGTTTAATTCCTAATAAGGTTTAAAGTCAATCCTTTTCGTTATGAGCCAGTTATGAGCTTTTATGGGACAGTTATGAGCTATTGTCTCATAATTCTATTTCATCATTACCATTTAAAAATCTCGATATATCAAAATGATACTCACTATCACCATTTTCGGTAACTACTATTCCCCCAAATTCTAAGAGTTTATTGTCAAGGAATTTTTTAGATTGTTTTAAGGAAATGTAATTTTCTATGGCAAATTCCTTGGCACTAATTGGCTTTTTATAGCGATATTTAAAGTCTGTATCAAGTTTTCTATTTTTTGTGTCAGACCATGAAAAATATTCTATTGTTACTCCTATAAAAAGGCCAAGTAATAAAGTTGGTACTCCGATAAAAAGCAAAGCAAAGATTTGATAAATTTCATTGTTCATAAAGTGTCTCTTTTTAGGTGTAGGTTTATCTTAATATATCTAGTCCTCGATTTCTGATTCTTTGAGCGAGGTCTTTGTTTAATACTCTTGATTCTTTAATCACAGTGATTCGATTACTTGGCCAATATTCTAGCAAGAAATCAACAACCTCAATAGAAGTTGTGTGTATTCTAGCCTCTTTGCTATACCCCTCTAATAATTGGTAAAAAAGGAATAGTCCACTAAGCGAGTCTCTTTCAATTACCCAGAATGCTATTTTAGTCGATGTACTGCTAAGTCGCCAGCGTTTTAAGAGTTGACATAGTTTTGTTTCTTCTAGTTGCCAGTAAGTAAAAAAATCTAAAACATTAGATACTACTGGGTAGTCGCTTCTACTTATAAAGTCAGATACTAGGGCATCGATTGACTCTAGGGACTGACACATCCCGATAGAAGCAACTGATAATCCCTCTAGTTTATATCCTGAGATAATTTGTAACATGGTTTTGTTTCGTTTATTCTTTATAGTTATTAATAGTTTCCCAGAAATAAATTACTAACAGAGATTTATTGCTTTTAAGTATTAGCTTCTGCCAGCAATAAAAACTTTCAAAAAAGTTATCCCATCCACAAGGAACATTAATAAAAATACTATCTAAAATGATAAGTAAATACCTCTTGACAAAATTGCGTATTGTCAAAATTAAAGGGCGTGGTTTTATTCCCATTTCTTTTAGTTTTGCTTTGGTTAGTTTCTTTCTTAGAAATTGATCGATCTTTTTATCTAGTTGTGTTTGACTCATTGTTTAGTGTCAGTTTCAATCCTCAATAAAGCTTAAGCCTAATTGTTTCTTTATTCCTAAGCAATTAAAAACAGATACTAACTTGGTTTCAATCCCTAATAAAGCTTAAGCCTAATTGTTTTGAGTTGGGGTTGAGACATTTCGAGGGTCATTGTTGTTTCAATCCCTAATAAAGCTTAAGCCTAATTGTTTCGGTAAAGCATTAAAGCCGTGTCAGGGTGTAAGGTTGTTTCAATCCCTAATAAAGCTTAAGCCTAATTGTTTCTTATCTTCCCAAAACCCTTGATATAAAAGGGTTTTGAGTAAGGATTGCGCCCCATTCGTTAAAATTCAGTTTTCAAGGTTCTGCTTGGTTCAAAAAATCAGGCTGGTGAATCCCAGATCGTAAACTGGTCAGGGTTTTCGGAGATTGCGCCCCGTGATTTTTTGGAACTTCACTTAGATGCCTTATTGGGTAAGGCTTTCGGGTTATTTATGCCGTGGCTATCCTCGCACGGCTGAGGTGGGGCGGTTTGAAAAATAAGGGATTGCGAGTCATTCTCGGACTGAGTGGGTATGCGATTCCCTTCCTGCTTCATCTGCTTACTAATCGAGTGTTCGGCATTCTCTATCGGCGCGTCCCCGATAAACTCTTGATGCAAATCAAGATCAGGCGTGAATTTCCCTGCTAAACCAGGGTATTTTCCAATCAAAGAGACGGGAAACTTAATTAAAGAGCCAATCGCTCTTAAAAACTCATCTTGCAGTCCACGGATCAGAATATTTGCGGCGGCATTCTGATCGGCGTGGGCTTCAAAACCACAGCTAGTGCATTTAAGCTTTGACTGACTAACACGGTTAGCTTTATCAATATTACCACAATTTAAGCAAGTTTGCGAGGTATATTTAGGATTAACACGAATCACTTTTCTGCCACGTTCGTTAGCTTTATTTTCAATAAATGTGCGAAGTTGACCGATAGCATTATCAAGCAATACTTTATTTAATCCAGACTTTCTTTTTTTGCCATTTTGTTTATAGCCATTGCCGTCTTCCTTTTCTTTAGGTTTTGCGGCGGCTGTCATGTTTTTTAGTTTTAAATCTTCTAAAATAACTGTTTGATATTCACTGGTTACTTTATGGGCTAATTGGGCATTTCTCCCTTTTCTTTGACGGGCTATTTTCTCGTGAACACGGGCAAGTTTAGCGTAGGTTTTACGCTGATTATTAGAGCCATCTTTTTGTCTGGAAGCTTGACGCTGTAATCGGTTAAGTCGCTTTTTCTGAATTTTTGCGTAGCGTTTAGCTTCTGATTGTCTCCCTAAATCATCGGTAAATATTGCCACAGCACCCATATCCAAACCAACACACTTATCGGATTCTTTATAGGTTGCGTTGTCAGTTTCAACGGTTAACTGTAAGTAATATCCCGTCGCTTTACGAGTAATTTTAGCCATTCGGGGAGATTTTCCTTGTAGTCGGTCAATCCCCCGCACTTTCAGTAATCCTATCTTTGAGGAAACGATAACTCCATTAGATTCAATTTTTATAGTTTCAGGTTGACCATTAACAAGAGTCTCCACTTTATCCCGGCTTCCTTTGAATCTGGGAATCCCACGGATACCTTTTTTAGCGGCATCATAAGCAGGTTTAACCACACTTCTAAAAAAGCCTTTTTTAAACTCTGTTTCAATTTCACCGATAAATTTTGCTGTATCTTCTCGAAAGTAAAAAGCAAGTTTTTGTCTATTAAGATAGTTAACAGCATCCTTATCAATGTCATCGACATTCATAAAACGGCGGATAGGAATAGCATCTAAGGGAGTATATTCTTTTCCGTTACTTGTCTTTTTGAAATAGGCAATTTTACAGCAAGGGTTTTTTATTAAAAGTTCTTTCTCTTTATCTTTAAGGGTTTTAAACTCTTTTTCGTCGTAATGTCCAGAATAACTTAACTCCCATATCTCAGGGCTAAACTCATCAAATTTATAAGTTTTACGATAATATCTTTGTTTTGACTCTTCTTTGAGTGCGATTGAAAGATTCCATAGTAACTTACACGCCACAAAAGAACGGTTAATTTCTGTGATTTGTTCTTTGGTAGGATGTATTTTAAATTCTAAGACTTCCATAGGAGGTTTTTCTTCCTTTGTCTTAGGAGTCTTTTTGACAATACTAAACCTTAGATAGTTATCTTTAGAACTAAGTGTTTCTTGAATTTGGCACTCATCTACTTTACGGTTGACTTTACTTTTGGCTTTCATGGATCGACCTTCCTTTATTCTTATTTAAATCTACCATAAGCTTTATAGAAATGTCAAGTAAGAAGTCTAAAGGTTTTTTATTTGACATTTAATCATCCCCCCAGTCCGGGTAGTATTGCAAATAGATAGCTTGTCGCTCGATAGCTTGCTTTTCAAGCTTTTCAATTTCTTCATCGTCAAAGCCATGCTCCCAAATTAGGGAATCAAGAAACTGGTCTTCTTTCTCTATAAACAATTCCTTCTTAACCATAAAATCTTGGCAACCATAAGACATCCCTCCGCTTTTCCCTATAAAAATAAGTGCATCGTCTTCAACGGTTGCCAAAAACTCTTTTAATTGTTTTGCAGTAATCACTTTGTGTCCCCTAAATAAAAAAACTAACTTTTATCAATATAAAGAGAAAACCCTATAGTCTCCCAATATTCTAATAGTCTCGGCACGTCAACGGTCTGAGCCGTATAATTTGATCCTGTTTTAGTGATAATAAATTTTTCAAAAATTTCTGGTGCGATGTAAACACAACAGTAGTTAGTCTCGTCAAATTTACCAGACTTTACGGCTAATTCAGAGGTAATCCCAATAGAAATATCGGTTATAAGCAATTTTTTATAAACTGAATCGCTTTTATCAGGAAAAACCCATGCAATAAATCTAACAATATAATCAAATTTTAATTCTGTTTGATCTTTGGCAATTTTTCCAGTTACTCCATAAACAGGAGCATTAAAATTTTGTTGCACTTCTGGAGAACCAGTTACTCCATAAACAGGAGCATTAAAATTTTGTTGTACTTTTGGAGAACCAGTTACTCCATAAACAGGAGCATTAAAATTTTGTTGTACTTTTGGAGAATTAGGCATAACTTAAGGCAGAAAAAGGTGCTAAACTATATTTAACTAACTTAAATCTACCATAAGCTTACTAGAAATGTCAAGTAAAAATTATTATCCTCTTAACGTCCGTACCTCGATACCTGAATATGAAAGACTAAAAAAATACTGTAATTCCAAAAAACGGTCAATAACCGAGGTCGTCCGGGAATTGATTAGAAGTTTACCCGATGACTGATACTTGAGAGTCATCGGAATAGTCGATATTAAAAGTGCCAGTTTATAAACTGGCACTTTTAACTTTATTCTCCGATTAATAACTAACGGTTTCTGACTTTAGAAAAAAGCTGCTTAACTTCCTTAAGATTTTCGGTGGGGATATAAGACGCTTGATTGATTCGCAACCCTTGACACACTAGATGAGAATGACCGGTTTTCTCTAGCCAACGTTCTAACTCTTTTCCAGACTTGAATCCTAACTCTTTTCCTAATTCGGCAGTAGAGCGACCCTCAAAACTGACATTCCGTCCGTTTTTACAGATAATTGTCTCAGTGACTTTTTCAATCTTCTCGATCACAATATCTGGACGGCCATCTAGCAAAGCTAAAACCTCAGCGCCATGAATCAGTCGAATTGCGTCACGCCGATCCATATAATAGGTTTTGGCTTTTGTCAGTTCTAGCTCAAGTTCTAATTCCCGAATACGTCCACTTTGGGCGGGGATTACTTCTTTGATAATTTGTTTTGCTTGAGTAAATGCCTTAACTAAGTTGCGCTTACAAGCAATGACCTGCGAAGTATTTCGAGAAAGCGTCATTAAAAAAGTTGCCTGCTCTTCATTTAGGTAACAGTAAGTCTCTTTGGAAGTGTTACCCTGAGCCGTTTTGAACTCTCGCATTTCAAATGCGAGAGTTCCAAATTCTTGAATTTCTGTTAAATATTTCTTGACTGTTTGCATTAAAGCGCGGTGTTCAATCCCCAATTCTAAGGCAATCAAACGAGAATCAACGACAAGACAATCATTCTGTGATACTATTTCAATAGCCATATTGGCCTCTTATTCAGGTAATGTGGTTAGTCCCCCGCTACTAACGGGGGCATTACTATAATTGTACCATTTTGAATAGTTGCTTGACGATTCTAGTGAGTAGAGAGAAATAGCCAGGGAGAGGAGATTAAGATAATCCCCTCTCTTTTTTAGTGTCCTGTACTGGCAGTCGCTGTTATTATTGTAAATAGATTGTAGATAAAGGTATCTACAATGGAATCCTTGATATATATAGCTTCTAGACTTTGTTGATACTGTTGACACTATCCCCTGATATTATTTTTTTATGTCTTACTGTTGAGACTGTCTTCCCCCTTTACCCTATTTTCTTTTTTCCCTGTATAGAGCATCAACGGCATCTACAAAGTCTAGAACCTTTATAGGCTAAAGGTTTCGATTGTAGATAGGGTTATTAACAATCTGGTTACAATCTACCCACGGTATCGCCTCTTAGTTACGAGGAAAAAACTCTGGACATCTGTTTTTAGCGTTGGCAAGGATTTTCTCTGTCATAAGCCTGTTAAATTCGTCTATGAGTATATTGACACCTTCATATTCCGACCTTGGCCTTCCGTTTTGATTCACAGCATATCTGATCGCCACTGTGGTTTCTCCTAGTGTCAGTCCAGACTTGAAATACTGACAAGTTCTTTTCTCAAGTATCTCTTGAGTCTGGTTATCAAGAGACAGTGCCACGGTAGGCATCATTCCTAAAAACAATAAGCTTAAAATAATCTTTCTCATCGAAGTTATGGTAATTTTCTATGATTTTACCACTCCCGAAACAGGTACTCGATAAACCAGTACAGGCGGGTATTCATGAATATAGGTCTTGATCACGCCATTTATTGAGTCAGCGTGAATATACTCCCAATCTCCCAAATAGATGCCTACATGACCATCTACTCCTGATTTGTGAAACATTAAGACATCCCCTTTGCATAAATCACCTTCAACTCTATCTAATAGACGATCAAGGAATTTGACTAATGAGCCTTTCCGAGGAATCCGTTCATAGTTCTCAAGGATAAAACCATGGGGCAAGAATCCGACTTTAATCCCCACACCGGCGATAAATCCTACGCAATCGGTTCCAATACCTTTGAGGGATTGACCGTGAAACCAGGGAGTACCGAGCCACTCAAGAGCCTCGGTAACAATCCGATTACCCAAAGAATCGTTTTTTGGTTCGTTCATTTTGTGCATTTTCCCGTTCTTTCAATTGAGTTAAACTATAACCTATGTCATTTCTTGATTCTACAGTAACGTTATTGGTGTTGTTAATTACTAAAGACTGATTAGAGTTATTGTTATTTGAAGTCGTGGAATAGTTAGGTTTACCTCCGACAAATCCCCCGTTAGCGTAATTTTTAATGGGAGCGTTGTTTCTATATTCTAGATAAGCTTCTGTCTCTTTAGGATTTAATACTAACTCATCTTCATTGGCTACGATTAATCGAGGTTTTCGACCGCCACTCATAGCTCGTTCACGCTGGAAAGCTGAAATGACATTTTTCTCTATCGGAGCATTAGGTTTGCCGACTTTACCACCATCACTAAATAAGCTGAATCCTGTACCCAGAGAAAATGCAGAAGCTGGAGCAGAAGCAAAGCTAGAGGCTCCTATACTACCAAGCGAACCAATTGAACCGAGTCCTCCAAGTCCTCCGCTAAAAATCCCTGTTATTCCACTAAGTAACCCATTAAATAATCCACCACCGCTACTGCCTCCAAAGATAGAAGAGAAGATGTTACTCACTGGCTTAAATATGCTACTGAGGGCATTAGTAAAGAAGTTACCTACTGGCCCGATAATTGCATTAAATACTGACTCAAAAGCTTGAGTTATTGGCTTGGTAAATCCGTCAATAGCTAATGTTAGAGCATCAATAGCAGGCTTGGTAATACCCTCAACAAATTTAGTCACGACATTTAATCCAAGACTACCAAAAGCCGATTCTATTCCCTTTCCTTCTCTAATGTCAGAAAAGAAGCTTTCAGCTGCGCCACGATTCGGAGAAGCGTCTAATGCTACTCGTTCTAATCTTAATTCTGCAAGTTTTTCCCATTCTGATCGGATATTAGCTACATATTCAGCGTATTGTGGTAAGTCTTTATAAGGCTCTAAGAAATCCTCTAGTTCTTCTTTGTCTTTTTGTAGGCTAATACGTTCAGTGAGGATAGCAGAATCATCAAATAGAGTCGGTCGGGATTGATTTTCTAATTTCATTCTCTGAATAGTTAAATCATTTAACCGGTCGCGAATACTTCTGACTGTATCTCTGGTTCTTCTAAATGATGCTTCTAAGGTAGCTACTCCCTGATTTTTGCCTAATTGTTCAATCGCTTGATCGAGAATTCCTACCCGTTCTTTGGCTAATTCAGCGTTTTTAGCTAAAATCTCGATAGCTTTTGTCGTTTCTTCCACAACTGATATGGGAGTATTAGGATTTATTTCTAATTCTTTTCGCAACTCATCTTTCATTACCTCGCTTCGTTTTTTCATAGCGTCGGCATTTAAAAGCAAGGTCCGTCGCTGGTCTTCTAGTGATTCAATTTGAGAGCGATATTGTCGAGAGACTTCTGTAGCACTTTTATTAATTTCCTCTTGTACTGTCAGATACCCTTTAGAGTTAATAGTCAAGTCAGCGACATTTTCAGAAGCATCTCTTAAGGTACGTTCTAATGTACGAGTATCTTCCTCTTGTTGCTGTCTAAATTTTATTAATCTATCAAGAGCATTATTTAGATTTTGTTGCTCTTCTAATCGTCTTAAAAACTCTTGACTGTTTTGTTCGGCTGTTTCAGCTGCGCGAATTTGACCAGCCGCATCGCCAAGATTAGCCGTAGGGAGGTTAGGAACGGGAGGTAAATTAGGATTCTGGAAGTTAATCAGATTATCTTTAGGAACCGGCGGTAAATCAGCATCCCAGAAATTATCTTGGTTTTGATTGGGTAAAGTCGGTAATTGGGCTATAGACGGGGGAGATGGTAACTCTTGAGTTATAGATGGAGAACTACTAAATTCTGGGCCACCTTGACCGCCTTGACCGCCGCGACTTGTTTGTTTGCCGTCAAGATCGACAAACATTGAATTAGCTCCTGATTGAACTACCCAGTTAGCGATTTTTGCGATTTGATTGGGATCGGTGAAAACAAGGCATCCAGCACTGCCAAGCTGTAAATCGTCTAAATGGAATCCGATTTGCGATCTTCCAGTAGAGAATTTTGGTTCGGCTCCTATCCACGCAGGGCCAACAGTTCCTAGTGGAATTTGGCTAGGTTTATAACTTGTAAGCTGTCCAGAATTAAATTGTCGAAGATAACGAGATGCGTGGTTAGCGTCAATAGACCAATTACCGTCAGGCAGTGGAGTTTCACTGCCACGAATATTGGTTCTATTAGTTCCAATTGCAGACTGCGTTGATGGTCTTCCTGTTACTCCTCCGATTACTGTATCTACTACTTTTCCGTTTTTGATTAAATCAAATTGGAGTATCTCTAATCCTTCTGGTGTTCTCCGTCCAGACTTTCTTACTAGGATATTTGATCCTTTTTGTAGATTTTGTGGTAATTGTAATGATGCACTAGGAACAACTGGACTTTGAGAGGGGACATTAGCACCCTGACCACCTTGATTTCTCCTGATTTGTCGAACGCGGTTTACTGCTCCAGTGTTAGCAGGACTGTCATTGTATTGCAGTGCTTCTAGTTCGGCTGTAGTACGGGTGGCATTTGGTTGATATTTTCGTAAAGACTGTTGATAAAAATTTAACAAGTCTTCCATCCGTTTCATACCTTGTCCTGGGTAATTAGCCCCTGGGAAAGATGCCCATTCTTTGCTGACTGCGTTAATTACTCCACGAATATCTCCTTCAAGAAGCTCATCTAACCCACCTCGCATTGAAATACGGCTTAATGCTAGTAAGTCCTGAGAGATAGGAGAGAAGTCTTTTAGCCCTAATTTTACTTTTTCTTCATCCCATACAAAATTCAGTGCTTGGTATCTTCCAGCTGCAGTGGAAGTAGTGTTACCAAAAGGAACGTGAATATTTGGGTGAGTTGCTAAAGAACTAAATTGTCCATGACCAAAAAGGGTGTTATATCCCTTATTTGGCATATTGGCAGTACCTTCTGCATAAGCAATAGTATCAAGAAAAGCTTTGACGCGAGGATTGTCTAAATGCTGAGATAATTCTTGACCTCGGCGTGTTAATCTATTAGGATTTGACGGCAACTGTGACGGTGGCGGAGGTAAAAAACTCCCCCCATTCCACACAGGAGCAGGGATAAAATTACTGGGAGCCGGTAATATTAAACCTTCCTTAGCTTTTCTGATTGCCTCAGCAGTTTCCTCTATACTTTTTACTAAGTCTTCCCCAGAAGTCTTGATATTTGGGGGAATAGCTACTAACTCAGAATTAATTAATTTAATCGGTTCTGGGAGTGTATTGAGATTTGTGACAATATCCTTGATTGATTGGGGAATAAAGCCTAATTCTTTATTGGTTTGTCGGATTAAATCAGCTAAAGTGCGATTAAGGTTTTCTTGAGTTCGTTTAATATCTTCAATCGTTCTTAGTCGGTTTCTTTCAGCATCTTGCTGTTGCTCCTGTAAGTTACGGATATTTCTTAAGGTAGAGATATAGGAAGTTTCTATCTCCTCGGTTCGGGATTGGAAGGTACGACCGCGACTAGCAATGTCAGCCTGACCCTGTACAAATTCTAGGAAAATGTCACCTAACTCTTTACCAGCATCGCTTGTACCGGGTATTAATAAACGGTTTTTGACTTGCTGTACCCTGATTCTATCGGTTGCGTCCAGTAGCTGATTTTGAGCATTTAAGAGGTTCTTGTCAAGTTCCCTGACTAAATCACTGTAACTTTCAGATAGGGAACGATTCTCTTTAAATGCTGACAGTTGAGCGTCTTCAATCTGTCTTCTGTAATCTTCAATCTGACGATTAAAATCTATTATCTGACGGTCAAGGTTGCGGTAATAGTCTTGTAGTGAGGTTTGTTGCTGTAACAAATTAGCACGGGCTTGTTCTAGGGCTAATCGGGTATTATCAACCTCTTGCTGAATTACATTAGGGTCGTCCGATGCACTTTCTAATCGATGATAAGCCTCTTCTAATAGTCTCTCTTGGTTGCGAACTTCTGATAGGGCATCCCGATAAGAAGCAACTGGACCACCTAAAGGTAATTGTCTCAGAGTAGCAATTCTCTCGTTAACATTAGCTCCCACTATTGATGCTTGTCTAGCATTTCTTGCACGCTCTCTTCTAGCGTTAGCAATTTCTAGTTCTGTATCGACAATTGATTTATCAATAGTTAAAGTTTGTCGTCTAATAGATGCTTGCTGTTTAGCTGCTTCTAATACCTGTTTTAATTCAAAAGGAGCTTGGTCTCCCAACTGTTGTAACCGATCACCTATAGCTTCTGGTGACACGATTCCTTGCTGTAGTGCCGTTCTAAAATCTAGTCCGTTTAATTCAGGCATTAACTCAGTTATTCGCTGATTAATCTGATCCGTTAATGTGTTTTGTAATTCTTTTTCTTTGGTTGCTAGTAATTCATTAAGTGAATTAAACTGATCCTTGACAATAGATAGGCTCTGTTCTCTAATAACCAAATCTATTTCAAATCGCTTAAGATTACCAGATAAAACTTGTCGTTTAATATTTGTTTCAGATAAAATAGTCCGTCCGTTAGAGATAAATTCAATATTAGATAAAGCTCTTGCTACTTTATTTATCTGTTCTGTTAATCGTTGGTAGTTAACTAAATTTTCTTTGACTGCTTCGTTGTATTTTTCTTGTGATTCTTTTAATTTTCTAAGTTGAGCTTCAGCGACTTCTAACTGAATACTAGCATTATCTTTTTGGAACTTAGAAGACTCTGGATCATCTAAGACTTTTTTGATTGCTGTAATTCTTTCTTCTGTAGATGCTATCTCGTTAACAATAAGCCCAATTTGAGGGAAGTATTTTTCCGTCAAAGCTTGTATTTCTTGATTTACTTTTGCAATTTCTTGACGAACAGATGTAGCTTTTTTAACGTCAGCATCTCCACTGGCTATAATTTCATCTACCTTGAGGTCTTTTGCTTTTTGCCGCAATGTGTCAAGTTTACCCGTAAATTCGGTAATTCTTGTATCACTAAATGTATCAGTTGATAATCTTAAGATTTGTGTCGTATCACTTAGTCCTCCCGCAGTAAACTCTAAACTTTTATCTTTTTCTCTGTTGTTTTTAAATTGCTGAATTGCGGTTGCACTATCAGTTATAACAGTAGAAGTAGGTAAAGGTTTTTCTAGTAATCGTCTCAATTCTTGTAACGATTCTTGAGTTGATTTAAGGGATCGTTTAGACTCTTCGGAGCCTGCGTTGATGTATTGATAAAGCCCTTTAAAAGCTTCCATTACACCAAAGATTAATGCAGTCCATCCTAATCCTTTAAGTAGTCCTACTCCAATCTGAGATATTGCCCCACCAGTAGTTTTAGCTGTAACTCCTAATGCTTTTAGTGTTAAGTCTATAAGTCCGAGATTTTTTAGAACCATCACAAAACTGCCAACAGTAACAATACTAATAGATGTTAATACAGTAGCTAACGACTGACCATGTTTCGTTAATATTTCTAGTCCTTTTGTTATTAATGGTAATCCTAATTTAGAAGCGTTTAATAAAGATTCGCCTAATGAAATGCGAAGCAATTCTATCTGATTTTGAACTCTGGCAACTTGAGCAAAAGCTGTGTCATCAATAACACTAAGTCCACCAGCACTTTCTAAGTTAATCTGTGTAGCTAGTTTAGGTAGCAAATCTTCTGCTAAAATAGATCCTGATTCAACTAATTTAATAAATTCTTGAGAAGTCAATCCCATAGAACGAGCAGCAATCTGTAACGCGCCTGGCATTGCTTCACCTAACTGAGAGTTAAGTTCTTCCATTGAAACACGACCTTTACTAGCTATCTGAGTAATAGCTAGTAAAGCTCTATCTTGCTGTTGAGAACTAGCACCTCTAGTAGCCAATCCTAACGTTATCCCTTCAAAAATTTTATCTTTTTGAAACTCTAATGGCGTATTTATTGTAGAAGCACTAAACTGCTGATAATTTTTGGCAGAAGATAAAAATGATAGCCCTAATCGGTCAGCTTGTATCTTTAATTTAGCAAGAGAAGATTCAGCATTTTCAGTTGAAAAATCTAAGGCTGTTTCAAGCCGCTCCATGTTTAATGCTGCTTCAAAAGAATCAGTGGTAAATTGTCGAAAAAACATACTGGCTTGCTGAAGAATTTGAAAACCAGCAAAAGCTGATAATAGTGTTCTTGCTCCGAGCAAGACTCGTTTAATAGGTTCAGGCAAGTTATTTAACTGATTTTTAATTACTTCAAATACCTTACCTATTTTTTGTAATTGAGTAGGATTGTCTATATTCTGAATTATCTTGCTTGCCGATTTTGCCTGTTTATTTGGTTCGGGTTCGGGATCAGATGAAGCAACAGGTCGGTTAATAGGGGGAATAGGAGGTATTCCACCACCTGATGATTGTGGATGAGGAAAAAACGGATCGATGTTTACAGGATTTTTAGTCGCCAAATAAAGATTCTCTATCATATTTTTAGCAATGATAGCCATCGTCGCTTGTAAATCTTTTTCTTTCGACTTAATCCCTTTAATTTCACCTTCAACTATATTTTTTCCTATTTTTTCAAATTCTTTAGAAGGCGACTGTATTTTATTGATTTGTTTAGTTATTTCTAGTGGAATAGAGGCAATGTCTATTGAAACAGTCTCAAGTTCTGCTAGTTTACTATTTAATCCTTGCATTAATCCAGAGACAATACTAGAGCCAGCATCAGCCATTTCTGGTATTACTTGAGATTTAACGTTAATAGCGTCAAGAATTTCTTTGTTTACACCTAATTTTTTTAAATCATAAATAGGATTAACATTTTCGGCAGATTCTTTAAGTTGAGTAAGGTTTCCTTTTAATGATGCCAATGGATGTCCAAATCTTTCGTTTTTTGGCACTTTAGCTAATAAATTATTAACTCGATCAATAGCATCTTGAGACGCTTTTCTTAAAGTGTTAGCATTTTGAATAACATAAGAGACTTCACGTTGAATGTCTTCAATTCTAAGGTTTTTAGCAATTGTCTGTTTATCAATCTTGCTTAACTGTGGAGGAGTCGGTATTTTGGCTTCTGGATTGTCGGTCTGCTCGTATTTAATTAATGCTTGCTCGTATTCTGTTTGTTTTTTAAGAAATGATGCTCGTTTTTTTTCTGGTAATAAATTTAGATAATTTGAATTAACACCACTACCAAACATTTTTAATTGAGGTGTTACTCCTGTTAATTGAGTTTGTATATCTTTTGTTAATGAAGAAATAATTGATCCTAAGAGTGTAGGGTCAATTATTTCTTTTGGCTGAAATTGTGCAATACGCTCAAGTAATTTTTCAACAATTTCTTTAGGCACATTTTCTGTAATTTTAGTAATTTTTAATGCAATTTTTGCTAATTGTTCTTTTGGTACAAGAGTATTTATATTTGTTATGTCTATTTTAGAAAAATCTCGTAAAATAGGATCGTTTTGCAGTCTTTTGCTTTGATTTACTCTTGCTTGTAAATTTTTTAAATTTTGATTTATTCTATTTTGAGCTTGTATTGCGGGTGAATCATCATATTCAGCGTTTTGGGCTTCTTTTTGAAGTTGCTCTAAATCTTGCTGAATTAACTCGCTTCCAATAATTATAGATTTAGCGTATTGAATAGATTGTGAAATACTATGCTGAAATAGATTATCAAACGTACCTAAAGTAGTTGTCAATCTTTGTTCAATTTGTTTACTTATTTGAGCAACCTGTTCATTCTGTTTTAAATTAAACTTTAAGTTTGGCTCAACAATTTTCCTAGAAGAAATTTGCGCCACTAAACGATTGTCTTCTCCTTCAGGAACAAACCCAAATCGTTGATAAATTGATCCCCGTCTTTTTCCTTTTTGATCTACATTTTCTGGCGATGCAGTTAATATAGCTTCATTAGTATTGCTTACAAACTTATTAAAAAACTCAGACACAGAGTTTTTTAGTTGAATTACTTCTTTTTTTGTTAATTGCGCTGCATCTCCTAGACTAGAAAACCGAGAATCTAGAGAAAAAGCAATTTCATAAATATCTTGCCCAACACCAGGTATTGATTGTTTTGGTGTGGCTGTAAATCCGATCACTCGACCACCTACATTGTCGGTTCCAATATATTTACCTTCATCGTTAACAAAAAATGATTTATGATTTTCTCTTGCAATCAATCTAAATCCTTGTTCAATAATTTTTTGCTCTGATACTGCTTGCTTTAAAGCTCCGATAAATTCTGCGCTACTTCCCTCTAAAGCTTTTTGAGTTTTCAAAAGAGAGTGAGATTGTTTAATAATTTGTAAAAAATCTTTTCCACTAAAAGCAATTGTTATTTTTAATAAATCTGCTAAATCTTTAGTAAGTTCACCTAAGTTATTTTCGGAAGATATAAGGTTTAATAACTCTGTTAGTGAAGTTATTGCCTTTTGAGATGCTTCTGGAAATTCTGAAAATTCGCCACTTCCTAAAACACTGAGCATATTTTGAAAACTTGCTATCGAACTATCTATAGATTTTTGAGCATAAGGATTATTATTAGAAACTCCTATCTTGGTTTGTATTTTTTGGAAAGTTTCTGATGCAGTTAATATTCGTTCTCCAATCGGTTTATCTCTGCCTGTTATTTTATCTATTTTTATTTGTAAAGTATCAACAAGTTTATTTAATACTGGTTGAACAAACTGTACAGAACTAGCAGTTATATCTCCAGTTTTTTGCCCAGCAGATTCAAAGTTAAATCCAGTTTTTCTAGTAAAACTTTGTTCAAATCCTTGACTAAAACTTTTAGTCAAATTAAATCCAATTCCTTGTATTAAAGAATTGCTTATAGTTCCAATAGCTGTAGGCTTTAATCTAGAAACAGCTTTAACAACTTCTCTGATTTCTTTTGTAACCGCTTTAATTTCTGTTAATAATTCAAGATTTGCATTTTTGATAGATACTTCTACTGTTTGTTTAATCTCATTAGAATATTTTTGGCTAGAACTTTTAGACTGAACTTTCGCCTGAACTATAACTGTTTTGTTTGCTATTTCTTGTAGTTCACTGTCATCAACTTTAATCTTGATAACTTTTTTACTAACTTGATCAATGTGTTTTCCTTTTTCTGATAAATGTTTATTTAAACCGTGTAATGGACGGTGATCTACTGACGGAACAATTGTTAGCTTAGGAATACTTTGTTTAAGAGACCATTCCATGTCTCTAGTGATTTTTTGGGCATAATCCTCTAAGGAAGAAAGCTGGTCTTTAGCCGATTTGATACCACTATCATATTGGGCTGTATTTAGCCCTAGACCGATTTCTAAAGTACCAAGTGATAAAGACATTAGCTTTTCTCCCCTATTGATTGAATTATTTCGTCGTATAGTCCGCAATCAACTATTATCTGAGTGGCGAAGACTGGCACTTGTCCAGTTTTCATAGCTTCTAACAGAATTTGAGCGGTTTCTTGATCAAGAAAATATTTTTTATTTTCTTTAAACCGGAAAGGAAGAAAATCACTGGGTTTTGGAGGTTGAGACTGTGATTTTTCTTTTGATTGAGCCATTAAGTAAATGTTAACCATGGCGGCAATCTGGCTAACTGTGTCCGATAGTGAATTGATCTCTTCACATTTGACTTTTTGAATCCCTGAATATTTTTTTAGGATTAACCAGTCTGGCCACTCTTCCCACTCCTCGACAGACAGTCCCCACGCACACCATTTGTAATAGATTTCTTCCCAATTGATGGGATTAGCGATTGCTTCTAACCGCGCATTAATTGCGTCATCTATTCGTTTTTTTCGTCATCCTCCGTTGGCTCTGATTCTGATTTTTCTGGTTCTGGTTTTTCAGGTTCTGATTGCTTCCACTGGGTTATGTCCTGCCAGAGATAGTCTTGGTATAAAGCTACCATCATAAATTGAGACATATCGTTAATGTCTTGTATAGTAAAGTCAACAGAAGATTTATCTTTGAGTTTGACTACCCGACGAGGACTGCCAAGAAAATTAGCTAATAAGGCTTTATTGTAAGTTTCATAGGTTGTTTCCCGATCTTTAAATAAAGCGTTCAATTCATCAAGATAAGGTTCTACAAGTTCTATAGATTCTCTTGTTAGTTCTCTTGTTTTCTTGCGGTTGTTTAATATCGATTGCTGTACAATAGCAGCGGTTTCTACTTTTTGTTCTACGCTGTCAGATTTTACCCCGTCAAGGGCATCAACCATGACCTGTTCAATTCGTTCTCGGATCGAACCGTCGTTAACTACTACTCCTTCAATTTCAGTAGTGGATAGTCCCGTTTTTTGCCCGATAGCTTTAATTTTTTCAAGATAAGCTTTATCAGCTTTTTCTCGTGCCTCTAAGTATTCCTTGACTGTTTCATTTTCCTTTGGATTAATCCCGTATCGTTTTAAAAACTTAATCCCAATTTCCCCATTTTCTTCGGTAGCAATTGCGTCTATTTTTTCTAATAAAGCATCATTGTCTTGGATATAATAAATCCATTCTTTTTTTAAAGGGAAAAAGAATGTTTCATTGAATTTCAGTTTACCTAATACGCTTAACTTCATTTATTTTTACCTTTTGATTTCTTTTTGCGCTTTGTTCTGTATTGAGCCACAGAGGATCAAGGGTTACAGATACCTGTATTCTTTCTTGGTTCTTTGTTCCGTCTGGTGGTTCGATTAATGTCTTTTCTTGTTGACTTATTTCCCGATCAAATGTACCAAGAGAAAACAAGAGGTAATTATTAATTATTTTGCAGTTAACTAACATTACCTCTTCGTTTTCATCAACAAGAAGGTTAACTTTAATTGAGGTCATCGGCTACATTAGAAGAGAATGGCGACGTTGCCATCGGTTTAATGTCGATCACATTGCCACTAATAGTTAGTGTGATATTCCCCTGTAAGAAATTACCTTTTTCTCCATTAACATTTTGGCTAACATTACACTGGAATCCTAGCCCGCCGCGTTGCCCCATATAGACAATCTCAAGATAAATTCGCTCACCTTTTTGCTCTGCGGCTTTAACAATTTCATAACCAGGATCGCCAAATACAATCGCACCCGATACCGATCCGGTACTCATGATTTCGGAGATGAATTTTTCAACCGCAATTTCGGTGAAAACACTATCACTTACCTCAGTAGTAGAAGTATCAACATTGAAGGTTTTTGCGCTTATAAGCGGAACCCAAGATTTAAGCGTGCATTTTTGCGCGGGGGTAGCAAGAGTAGCAGCGACCTTAGCCGGCTCGATCTGAATTGCTGTCTGAGTGGCTGTGGTTTTTGTGCGAACCACAACGTAGTCGTTGCTAGTAGCACCGAGATAAATTAGGTTGCCAGGGTAAAGGATTCTACCAAATCCCCCCGTAGCTACGGTAAGAGTAGTGTCTCCTAAAATAACCGCGGTAGCTAAATCAGCTACCCGCGTCGGAGGGTCTTCTCCGAACCCATAAACACCCGATATGAAAAATCGCGTATCACGAGACGGGGTGAGGTTGTCACTCCGATTGAGTTCTAAAATCTGATTACTCATTCTGATCACTGACTAAACTTTTCTAGTTACATTGTACTATAAAGTTTAGAAAGTTTAGTATTTATGTACTCTAAAATCCTAAAAGCCTAGCAGTAGTGATTTTAAAGGTCGCTTTTGGTCTAATGATTCCCTCAGAAGTTTTGGTGTAGGGGGTTAGTCGGGGCTGATCTAGAAAATTCCAGTAGCGAGAAGATTTAAGTCTTTCGATTACCGGCGTTAGAGATTTCTCTAGATTATACTGTTTTAAAGTAATACAATAGTTATTTATACCTACGGTATAGCCTAATAGGTTTTCGTGATAGGGGTCGGGTTCCCTCTGAATAATTACCTCAATTCCACTATTAAGCTTTACTTTATAGTTAGCGGGTAGTTCGGGAGGCTCTACCCAGATAGCGTCTATTTCATTTAATTTTTGCCCTGTAGGGCTTGTTATTTCATATTTACCTAAGTCAGTACCAATAAGTATTTTTAAATTATTTCTAATACCGAGTAAAATATCTCTTAATTCTGATTCACTCATTTAATTTTCCCTTTAAAATTTCACTATAAGCCTCAATTGGATTATAGTCTTCTATAGCTGTGTCTATAAAAGGACGGGCGGGAATATCTGTCACCGTTCCATCGTTACGCTCTATTTCGTATCCCTCATGAACGAGAGGTGCGTGTTCAGCCGTATAACCGATTACTTTATAGGTATCAGATACATCTTCAATAAATTGGCTATTTTTTAGCTCACCTGTATCTACAATGTCCCGAGGTGAGCCAACTACAGTATTATTTTTTCGCTCGGTTTCCCGCGGCCAAGGCCATTTAGTATCTTCTATCTGAAAGTTAATTTCTTGGGCAAATTCGTCCGTCATCTCATTAAAAGACTCAATCGCTAATTGTCTTCCTAGATTCCAGTTGATCATTAAAAAATAGCTGTAAGGATAACTTACAGCTATTATAACAATTTATTTTTATTAGTTTTAAGGAGTGATTTTTGATTTGCGTAACCAATACGCTAATGCCGAATAACGAATTTCTATGTACTCAAAAACCATGTTAAACGTTACTTCTCTTTTAGATGCTAACACTTTTACCTCTTCTAGAGTTAGTTTATAGCACTTTGCAAAGCTACGCAAGAAATCTGGGTCAACCTCTGTTAGTTGATTTATATCGTCTAAAGATAAATACCCTTTTCTTTTTATTTCTGAAAGGATACGCTTCATGTCTATAAGTACACCTCTACTATCAGAATACCGTTTATACCAAATCCAATCAGTAAAACGTTCAAAAAGGATTTTTGAACGTTTCCACCAGTCAATCTCTGTTGTGTCCACAAATGAACACTGTCTATGAGGCATACCCTTAAAATCAGGCGATGCAGGATGTTGATGCAAATATTTGAATCCTTGTTCAAAAGCTTCTGCTTCTGTCTCGTGGCGAGACACTAATTTATCATTCCAGTAAAATCTAATCATCACTACTCCTGCTTATTTTTTTGCTTCTATTAATTCATTGAAAGACTCAAACAACTCTTGGAACTTAGCTTTTCTCCATCCTTTCTGAATTTTAAAGAAAACTTGTAACTCACCGTTAATAGAGTCTGTGGTTTGTTTGTCGATGGTTTTGATTCCTTGAGTCAAGGAATCCGAAAAAGCCTCACAGTCTTGTGTATAAATTTTTTGAATATGCCACTGACCGTTACTTTTGATATATTTTACATCAAATACTATCGCCTGATAGCTATCGTAACTAATAGTTGCCCCAAAATAAATGCAATTTTTTGCAAACTTACACTTATCTTTTTCGGTTACATCAAACATACTTAAAACTTGTTCTTGAAACTCTTGAAACGATAACATAATTACCTCTGTTAACTTGTTACTTTAGTTTAATAGTTTGACCAGTTTTAGCGTCTATAGCTTCAAAATACAATAAATCGTCCCTTTGATTGTAATATTCAAAAATTTCAGTAACATCAGCTTCTGTATTTATATTGTGGGAATATTCTTTACACTTTCCATTCTTGTCGCGTATAATAGCCACAACAGTAGAAGTCTGATTTTTAGGATTGCCATTCTCATCTTTTTCTGCAAAGCTTAAGTGAAACATAATTACTCCTGTTAATTTATCGCTGATTACTGACTACTGATAGCTAAAACTATTAAGCTTTACAATTTTGAAGAAAAGCCCATAAATAACTTTTATGTTTGTTAAAATTTTTCAACATCTCGTAAACTTTTTGAGTTTCAAAAACATACGGAAAAACATTAAGTGATGGTTCAAGATAAAATATTTTGCAGTAAAGTCCATCTTCACTTATTAATAAATGATGGTCTAATTTTACTAGCATATTCTCTAGTTTTTCAGCAAATTCTTGTACGCTAGGGGTAAGAAGGCAAAAATCGAAAGCTTTGTAGAAAATCATTTGGAACTCCTGTTTATTTGTTGATGATAACTGATAACTGATAACTGAATCTTGATTATTTGTCGCAAACTACTCGAAAACCGATGTTTTCTGCTAATGTGTTGACGATATAAAAACGAGAATAGCAATAAGTAGGGTCGCGGTTCTTGGAACCGCCCCGCAACTTGGCTTCTTGAGTCATTTCCCAGACATTGCCACTCATGTCATAAATTCCCCAAGCGTTAGGTAATTTCCGTCCCACAGGATGAGTTGTCTTCTGAGAATTCAATCCAACCAACCATAATCTTTCTAACCTATATAAATCATCACCAAAGCTAAATAGGGTTTCAGTCCCTGCCCGACAGGCGTATTCCCATTCTGCTTCCGTTGGTAAACGATAATTTTTACCAGTCATCTTCCTTAGTTTTTGGCAAAAAACTTTAGCTTGATCATAGCTAACATTTTCTACTGGATTTTGGGGATTGTTTTTAAACCAAGAGGGATTGGTTCCCATTACTGCTTCATATTGTTTTTGAGTCACTGGATATTTACCTATTGCAAAAGTTGCATCAGGAATCTCTACCATTTCAATCTCAATCATTGCTTTACTCCTAAATAATTGTCAACTAATATCTGATAACTGACTACTGATAACTGATAACTGGAAACTAACTAATCTCTATACCGTTAGCGTCAGCAAAATCGTCAATGTCCATAAACCACTCTTGCCAGTCATCAGGGTCGGACATACTTACTTTGTCAACTATCCACTGTCCTGGCTGTAAATATAGTCCTGCTCTCCACTTGTCAGGATAATTCTCTTTTTGAGAAGCGGTAGGAGTGAGGATAAATTGGAGAATCCCATTCCATTTACCTTTTTTGATGTTATAGAAACAGGACAAGGCATTAATTAAGTCGTCGCACTCTTGCTGATAGTCAGCAAAGTTTTCGGGGAGTTTAAATTTGGGTCGCTTTTTAGTTGTCGGTTTAGGTTCTAGTTTAGTTTCTGGTTGAGGCTCTGATTGATTTTTTAGTTACTTATTTTCCTGTTCCAATTTGTAGATACGAATGTGTAACTGAGTAACAGATTCGTTTAAGACTGCTATCTGATTTGTTTCCTGTTGCATCAGATAAACCGCACATTCTAAATCGTGAACTTTTTGTTTTAAGTTGTCAATCCATGCTTCGTTGTATTCTTTGCTCTGTTCTAATTCTTGATTTTTTTTCTCCAGAATTTCATTTTTTTGTTCTAGTTCCTCAACTAATTCCTTTAGCGTTGAGGCTTCGGTATGTATAGTTTGTGAGTGGGGTATTAAACTGGTAGTCCAATCATCCAGACCAGAAGATTCAGTTATAGGTACAGGTTCACTTAACAACATATCGACAAGCGCAACTTGCCGTTTTTCAGGAAAAGATAACTCATCATTGGTTTTTAATTCATTGTCAGTTTTTACTGCGTGAAACAGAAACTTATACTCAAGATAATCCCATAGATCATCAAAAAAACCAGTATCGATATTATCTAAGCTGCTAACTAGCGGTTGAATAAAGAATGATAAACATTCGCCATTCTTACGGATATTTACTATTTCGTCATTTTGTTGCTCAATTAATAATTCTGAACGGCAATGACTAAAGTATGTACAATCAATTTCATCAAGTAAATCTTCAAGTTTTACAAGAAGCTTTTGATCTTCTGGAAGTGTGTATTCACAATTATCAAGATAATCCCAAAGATCATAGCAGGAAAGCGCAAGCTCGTAATCATCTTCAAAGTTTTCTAATGCGTCAAAAAGCTTTTGAGTGTCATAGTCTGCTAAGTAAACACCTCGATTTTTAACCGTAACGTAATCGCCGCTATTAGTGACTGATAATATTCCGTGTTTTCCCTCGAAATAGTTTCGGTTAATTTCATTGAGATTGTCCTCAATACGTTTAATAATTGTCGATCTTTCGTAAAATTTGATGGAAGTCATAATTTGTGTCCTTGTGGTTTGGTTACATTTCTAATATATCCGATTCTCCCAATAAAGTCAACTATCTGGGTTAATTATTTCTGAACGTTTGTACTACTGATAACTGGAAACTGGCAACTGGTATCTAACTAATTTCCATATTATTACTGTTTTCAGAAAAAGTTAATTCCTTCTCGGTTTTTAACTTGTTGTCAGATTCCTGATCTTCTGGCGTGCGCTTGCAATGATCTAAATAGTTCCACAAATCATAAGGAAAAAGAAAGTCTCGATCTTCTTCACTAAAATTTTCTAGAGCGTCAAAAAGCTTTTGAGTGTCATAATCTGCAACAAAAACCTCTTGACTTTTAACCGTAACGTAATTGCCGCTATTAGTGATGCTTAGTATTCCGTAAATTCCCTCGAAATAGTTTCGGTTAATTTCATTGAGATTTTTTTCGATATGCTTGATAAGTACCGATGTCTCATACTCGTAAAGTAACCAATCATCATCAATGGAAGTCATAACTTTGTCCTCTTGTGTTTGTTTGCTTGATTCTATCTTACGATATTCTCCCAGAAATGTCAAGTATTTGGGAGAATTATTTCTGAACATTTGTACTACGTCTCTGCTTATAGCGTTTGTGTCGATCCCGTTTTCGCTTAGGATCAAGTTCTCGATGTTCTAGACAGTATCCAGAACTGTTACGGATAGTAAGTGGCGTAAACTTACCTAAAACTAAACAAGCGGCGCAGTATCTAGTTTCAGGGATACTTATCTCTACAGAGAAATTAATCCCTTTTATTTCAGGCTGTTTATCACAGATTAAGGCTACTCTTGTTATGCCCAATAGAGAATAATCTTGTAATTTAACAAGATTTAAGTTAGTGTCGATATTGTCGATTTTTTGAACAGAAGATTTTAAAACTTCAAAATCTTCCGATCTAAGAGACATAATTAAGATCATAGCGTTGCTATTATAGATTAAATTAAGCAGTTTACTGACTTGCTTAGGTGACTAAAATTTAATAGAGTGAATTTCGTCTCTGTTTTTTTTTCTTTTTGCCGAATCACATAAATCTATTTGTCGTGAAGCGATACTCTCCGCTTCTTTATCAACGACAAAAGCGTTAATCATCTCGATGTCAGGAGATTTCTGATTAGCGATAACAGAAGCATAATATTCCAAATCTCCACTGATAATATCATAACGTTCACCAACTTTTTTATTATCAGCTTTTTTGAGGATAACAGGGCGAATAAGTCCACCCATTTCAATAATAAGATTAGCTAAATTATCTAATTTAGTTTGAGAGAAAGTTTCTTCAAGAACGGAAGGATTGATATCAGCAATATCGACTTGTAAAAATTTCCACATTTATTTAACTCCTGAAACTTTGATTATGTGTCTAGATTTATCTTACGATATTCTCCCATAAATGTCAAGTATATGGGAGAATCTTTTTTGAACGTTTGTACTACTGATAACTGATTACTATTTTTAGGCTATCCACAAGCTAACTGTATCTTGCTATTGGCAGGGTATGTGTCCCGCAAATACTCAATAAATTCGCGATGGCTTGTACAAGAAACCCATAAACCGTATGTAAATTGAATGCTATTAAGCCACTGGGTGACTTCTTTGGGTGTTAGGTATTTTTGAAAAAAATTATTTTTTTTCAAAAGAAGTGCGGCAGATTCAAAAGCTTTTCTTTTACTGTGATGCCGCGATACTATGTTGCCTTGCCAATAAACAGTGATCATTTTGTTTTCTCTGTGTGTTTTGTTTACATTTCTATTATGGATCATTCTCCCAATAAAGTCAAGTATTTGGGAGAATCTTTTTTGAACGTTTGTACTAATAAAAAAACACTTAACTTAGTTAAGTGTTTTTTTATTGCTTAGTCAGCAATATAAGAATTGCAATTTTATAAGAAGCCTACTTTAAATAGGTGTCCTCATTATGTATTCTGACCATTGCTTTTCAAACTGCTTGTTTAATTCTAGGTTGCAAGGATTTTTTGTGTCTAGAATAAAAAAATCAACCAAACAAAGTGGACGACTATCTTTTTTTGCATATTCATGCGCTTTTTTAAAAGCCGCTTTTTGAGTTTTAAATTTTGCTACAACTTTATTGTCCCAGTAAAGATGAATCATCGTCTTAATCCTTGCGTGTTTTGCTTACATCTTTAATATATCCGATTCTCCCAATAAAGTCAACAGATTGGGAGAATTATTTCTGAACGCTTGTACTAAGTATATTTACTCGTTATTATTGTAGATAGATTGTAGATAGGGTGATCGACAATCAAAAGCCTTATAGAGTATAGGTTTTAAGGTTTGTAGATAATGTCGATGGACTATAGAGGAAAAAAAGAAAAACAAAAGAATAAACCAGACTGGACAATAAAAAGACTGCAAAAGAAACAAGCAAGGTCAGCAGTAAGGCTGTTAGATTGTAATTCGATTGTTAATAACCTTATCTACAATCGAAAGTCTTGCAGGGTATAGGTTTCGAGGTTTGTTTATCTTGTCGATGCCCTATACAGGGGAGAGAAAAGATAGGGAGAGATAAACGAACTGGACAATAAGGAAGGATAAAAAATCCTGACACGGGGAAATAGAGTAACAATATAAACAAAGTCTAGAAACTATATATATCAATGCTTTTCATTGTTGATCATCTTATCTACAGTCTAATTACAAACTAGCAAAATAACCCCTATGAGTCCATAGGGGTTATTTGGGTTTAGGTATTTTTACTAGATCAGATTTTTGTATTTATTTGCTTCCGCTCGTTCCGCTTGACATTTAGCCGTCAGTTCAGAAAAAGCTAATCCGATATTTTCGTAGTCTTGAAGTCTTTGTTCAAACAAAGCGACTCGGCTGTAAAGCTTCGCAATCTTACCCGATTGAATTTCGTTTGAGTCTTTTAAGCACAATATCTCTAGAGTAAGTTCTGCAATCTTGTCTTTTTGAAGCTCAACTAATTCTAATAACGACTCTTGAGTCTCTCTCAACCCATTGATCATTCCCACAGAGGCAAGTGTTGAGTTTAGGCAATGTTTTCTTAGCCGTTCGTTGTCTTTGGTCAGTTGGGCGACTTGACACTCAAGCTTCTCTGTTGACTGTAAAACGGAATAACTTCCAGTTTTTCGGATTGAAGGAAGAACCTCCTGTACTACCCAATCCTGAAAAGGTTCTGATTGAGGCTTACGGCTAGTAAGAACTAATCGGTAGAGTCCAGACTCTGAAACGACTACCATTTCTCGGTTTTGACCTGACACGGTTATTAACCGGGTCAGCTTTTCGTAGCCCTTTAACCGAGAATACGCTGTAGATGAGTCCTTAACTTCTAGTACATTGCAAACATCTTTACCGATAAACCACGGATTCCCGTCAATCAGGGTCACTCGAATTTCTTGAGTGTTAAACTGAAACGGGACAATATTTACACTATTTTGATCAAATTCCTGTAAACTAATATTAGCCATGATTTACTCTAGAGTAGTAATTGTGGTCAGTCCCCTGTTTAGAGCAGGGGCATATTAGTATTGTACCACTTTAAATAATCAATTATCTCCCAATACAGAATTTTCTGTATTGGGGAATCTGGACACAGAAAAAACGAGAATTAGGGAACCTGCTAACAAAGATAACAAACCAATAAAACTTATATATATCAATACTTTCCACTGTCAATACCCTTGCTAACAATCTGTTAACGATATTAACTAAAAACCCGTCAATCAATTGACGGGTTTTTATTAATTGAATTTTTCGTATTCTCTTAATATTATTTGGGTTGCCTCCTCAATTTGTTTTCCTTTTGATAGTAAGTTGAGAATTTTAACTAGAACTTGCCTGACTCGTTCTTTTCCTATCCCTAATTCTTTGGTAGTTGATGCCACTTTAAAGCGATAGTTCCGATGCCGGCAAGTTACAGGCACTGGGTCAAGATTGTTGTTTCTAGCCCACACCAGATAAATGTAGGCTTGTCTAGCTGTAATCATTTTTTGTTTTCTGTAGTAGTCATGATTTGTCTCCTTATGTGTTTTGTTTTACTGATAACTGATAAAAACTTTATTGTGGTTTTTCCCAATTTGATTCAGAAAATCCCATTTTCCAGGCCAATTCTTTAATTTTTGGCTGTACTTCGGCGTGGATGGGAGCCTTGCCTAAAATTATTCTTGTTGCAGTGTCATAATTTTTTTCAGGATCTTCATTGTATTGGAAGTAATATTCGCTGAGATGCTCGCTTGCATATTCCTGAATAATAGAATTAATATAAGCAATGGCGCGAGTGCCATTTTCTTGAATCTCTTTTACAGAAGGAAATCGGCTTAAAAGAGAGGGTGATAATTCAAAATCAGGAAAAGCAAAAGCTATCCTGGGAAGAAGATCAATTTCAATTTCCCATCTTTTCTTTTGAGGATTCCATGCAGGCTTTTTGTCATAAAAATAGTGTGCATTTTTCAGTCGATCAACTATACCTGGATCATACTTAGGAGTGGTAAGGGAAGCTTTAATATTGCCATCCTTGAAAAAAATTAATCCGATCTGGCCTTTTGGTAATTTTGCTAGTTGCCGATCTAGCTTTCGCAAAGTTTCTGGGATCAGCGATTCGTACCATTCCCGCATTATGCGGGAAGTTTCTTCTATTTGGCTTTCAAAGTTGTAGTTTTCCATGATAGGTAATCTCCGTGTGTTTTGTTTTTACTGATAACTAATTAAATGCTTTACAATAGAAAATATCAATTACTAAAATCAATACTGTTTCTATTTTCGATCCACCACTTAGCAGAAATAGGGATTTCGATTTCTTTTTTCCATGCACTTACAATCTCTTGTAAGTGTTGTAAAGCTATATTTTTTGCCCATTTCACTTGTTTTTCGCTTCCTTGAAACTCAGTAATTTCTACCCAGTTTATTGCATCTTCTAAGTCACTTTCGGAAGGAATGCCAAAAGTATAATATCCGCTTTCGTTTTTTTTAACTTCAACTGGAAGTTTATCCGATGTTTCCATATCTAGTTTTTGTTCGATTTGTAATTCTCGCCAAAAATTGGCAATAATCCAGTCAGCCATTTCTTTAAAATCTTTTTGTTCACGGCACGAATACCAGTAATCAATGTCGTTGTTTTTTTGCCACCAGTAATAAAAAGCGTCCCAGATTTCTTGCCGCGTTTCTTCAGTAAGAAGAAGATTGATTCGAGTAAGTACCTTTCCTCGATAGGAATCAAGGGAAGCAATAGATCGGTGATTAAAGTTTTTTGAGCGATCAAAAAAGATTTCGGAATTTATGCGATCAATTATGGGATTAGTAGAAGGGAAAAACATTGATTTGTCCTCTTGTGTTTTGCTTACTTTTCTAATATAGATCGAATCTCTCGATAGGTGTTGGCGGAGTGTGACAGTTTATCAAGTGTCACAATCTATTAACTTCTAAAGATACCCTAAAACAATAACCCCAATGCCAGTAAAGCATTGGGGTTAGACCGATTTTAATCTAGATTTTATCTGATTAATTTATCAAGGTTGTGTCCTTTTTTACGAAGCCAATCCCATGCGTCGCCAGGACAATTACACCCATCGAGCCACATCTTAATTATTAGCTTGATAAACCCGTAACCGGTGAGACTGTCAACTTTATTTTCAATTTCAACAGACGCCCGCCCAGTGCGGATATACATAGCAATCCCGTAAAGAATGCCGTCCCACTCACACCATTGCTTACTGTCAATTACGCCATCTTTTCGCATATTTTCTAAGGTACGGCATAAATGCCGATTGACTTTTTCCCGTTTAACGCGGGTAGTCCACTCAGCGTAGTTGAGAATGTCTTTAGCGAAAGATTGAATTAACATAGGAAACCTCGGTTTTGTTTACTTTTTTATAGTAGATCGGTTTCTTTGATAAGTGTTGGTGGAGTGTGACAGTTTATCAAGTGTCACTATGGGTATCTACTTTCTTAGCTTGTTTGACATCATCTTTTTTGGGGTACGGAAGGGATAAACGGCTGATTTGTTTTCTAGTTTTTTTATCTAAAGGATACAAATATTTGTGTTTACTTGATCCTTTTACTGCTCGTGCCTCTGGATACTTTTTTACTCCTCCCATAGAAGAAAGGGTTCGTCCGTGCATTCTTTTTCCTTTTAAAATATACTCAGTCGGTTGCTTCATGCGACCTACATATATCCAGTTACCAGCTTGATAAATAACGCCTAAATGGTTTTGTGCAGTGTCCGCATAAGAAATAATTAATTTTAAGCCAACACAATGATTTTTTAGTAAATTAATTGACTTTGAAACTATTTGAGTAACAGGTGATTGATGTTTCTTTAATGCTACTCTAACTAACTCACAGCATTCAAGACTGAGTAAACCTTACGGTTTACTCAGATTATTATTTGCGCCAAGACCAAAAACAACAGCACCGATAAACTCTTCATTTTCCCACACACCTATTTTAACAAGTTTACTAGCCGGTATAGTTTTAGAATAATGATAGTTTTGACAAGCGTATTTTGCGGCTTCATAACTACAAAAAGCAACTTTTAATTCTACTTTATCCATTAGTCCATTCATGCCCACATTTAGGACAAATAGTAGGATTTTTGACATCTAATCGAGGTTGTTCTTCTTCGCTTGGTTGAAAATCAGGGGAATCATCATAATTTTCATCCGAAGCATTTAAAGCTTCTAGGATTGAATTTAAATCGCCGATTACTCCTAAATTTTCCCCTTTTTCATCAAGGTATTCAGCTTGATGAATTAGTAAGTCAGGGTCAAAAAGCTTTAATTCTGTAGCAAGGTCAAGCCCCGCCCCGTGAATCGTAGAATGATTGTGAATAATCGAGTATTTTGTAGCTTGAGCCTCATTTTTAGCGTGAACTCCTACTAAAATAGGAACCATCCACTCCCCATCATTGTCAATATCTATACCTCTAGGACGATCTATTTTTCGCTTTTTAATTGCTAATAGTGCGGCACACCGATCATGACCCTCAGTAATCCCCCCTTTTCCGCCGTTTAAGCTCGGATCGTAGCCAATTGGGTCTTTAAATCCCAATTCCAATATTGAAGCTATTGTGTTTTCAGTGGCGTGTTTTTTGGAATTACCCTTTAATTGTTTTAAATCGCAAAGCCGTCGATACTCAATTTCTAATTTATCTGTCATGATTGATGTAAGATTAAATAACTCTACTACTATAATAACCAATGGTTATAACTAATCGAGGCAGAAAACGCACTTATTCTATCCATGAAGAGGTAATCGAGTTTACCAAGTATCCTATCTGGGAACAGCAAGAACTAGAAACCCCTGACTGGTTTGAAAGATTTCAGATTTTTTACCTTCCTATTCCGTCAGGCTATCGCACTTTAAATCGAGCCTACGGTAACTGCGGGGAAGCTTCTGGGGAACAGATAGAGAAGACTAAATTTAAACGAGCTAAGACTGTTCCGGACGACTGGCAGTTAGCCCATAAAAACTATCGGTGGGAAGAGCGAGCGAAAGCCTATTGGCTTTTGAAGATTCAAGAACAACAAGCTTACACTGATAGTATTTTACGAGAAGTCAGAGAAAGAACTCTAAAGATTACTTTAAAAAACCTTGAAAAAATTGAACAGATGACCAATTATCCGATTTCTCGCCGTCGGATAGATTCTGTGGACGAATCGGGACGACCAATTGCTATAACAATTGAACCTAACGGGAATTGGAGCCATAGAGACGCGGTGACTATGGCTAAAACGTTAACCGATACCTTTGAAAAAGTTTTAGGTTTTGATACGATTGAGTATGCAATTAATATCGTTCAAAAGCACGGATTAGCTGTCATTGACCCTGACGGAAAGCTTATAGGACATTCTGATACGGAGGGGCCCGATGACGGACTAACCTCGATTATTCGTAATAGTGCCGAATTTGATGATGATGATGTAATGGTTCCCACTAGGATAAATAATGATGATGAGAGCGAGTAAATTATCATTAAAAAATCTATCTAAGATAAAAACAGCGACCGAAAAATATCGACTTGTTAATACCAAAGAAGAAATTGTTTTTCCTCAATTACAAGAGGGAAAACAAGCTTTATTTGGGGAAATTGATGCTGATGTAATCTTCTATGGCGGAGGCGCAGGAAGTGGCAAGAGCGCCGGGTTATTAATTGATTTTGCCCGTCAAGAATTTATTAGTAATCCTGACTATCGGGCTGTCATATTTCGTCGGACGTATCCTGAATTTACTCAAGCAGGTGGACTAATAGATGAAAGCCAAAAAATTTATCAAGCAGTGAAAGGTAATTTTATTGAAAAGCCTCCAGGGTGGCGATTTCCACTCGGATCAAAAATATCTTTTAGGCATTTACAATACGAAAAAACTGTCTATGTTTACCAGGGCGGACAAATTACGAGGATAGGTTTTGACGAATTAACTCACTTTACAGAAGAGCAGTTTTTTTACCTTCTTTCTAGAAACCGTTCGGTATCAGGCATTAAACCAGCCGTTAGGGCAACCTGTAACCCCGATGCTGACTCATGGGTAGCTAATTTTATCTCTTGGTGGATTGATCCTAAAACTGGGTACGCTACTGAAGAAAGAGGGGGAATAGTTCGATATTTTATTAGACGAGAAAACACAGTCCACTGGGCTGATACTAAAGAAGAATTAATTGATAAATTTAGTCTTAAAGATGAACTTTTTGACCTTATTCCTAAAGATAAAAGAGAAAAGTTTTTATCAAATATAGATACTAATATTACACCAGATAAGCTGATTAAAAGTTTTACTTTTATTCCTGCTACGATTTTTGATAATCCAGCTTTAATCAGGGTTAACCCTACCTATTTGGCTAACCTTTACGCTTTACATCCTATCGAACGTGAAAGACTTCTCAGAGGTAACTGGAAAGTTAAATATGAAGCTGGTACGGTATTTGATCGGACTTGGTTTGAGATTTTCGATAAAGTACCCAATGATTGGAAGTTAATAGGTAAAGTGAGATTCTGGGATTTAGCGGCAACGGCTAAAGAAAATGCCGAAAACTACCATTGTTACACCAGTGGGACTCTTGTTTATAAATACCAAAGAATTAAGAATACACTGCCAGATTTAACTGAAATCAAGGAATTTGCTTATGTAATTGCTGACAATATCTGTGAACAGAAAAAGGTCGGGGAAGTGGAATTAATGCTTAAAAATACTGCTGAATTAGACGGGAGAACCGTAGCTGTAAGGTGGGAACAGGAAGGGGGATCGAGTGGTAAATTTGTTGAGAATACGATCACTAATGTTATCAGAGAAAATCACCCGAACCATGATATTAAGGCGATAGCACCTCAAGGGGATAAACTTACTAGGGCTTTACCCGTGGCAACAGCAGCTAGTCGAGGACAAATCTTTATTTTAAGAGATGGGACATGGAATACTAGGTTCCTAAATGCTTGTCAGGGCTTTGATGGTAGCAAAAAAACACCCCCGACTAATGACATCGTGGATAGTCTATCGGGGGCTTTTTATTCTCTTGAAAATGAATTTCAGGGACATGAGGAAGTTATTAGCACGATTATTGATACTGTTCCCCTCAATCGGTTTAGGGTCGGTTTTAGTCGCTAGTAGTCCGTCCACAATGCCAAACTATACCAGGAGTATTGACACGTTCTATTTCGATTGGATTCTTGTTTTTACTCCCAAAATATTTGTTCCAATACCAAATAGCTTCTGTTTCTGCTTTTAATTCTGATTCTGATTCTTTTGTTGCGATAAGAAGACTAAACGATGTGACTGAATCTTTAATTAGGTACAGGCTCATAAATCCTCGTTAATAATTGTAAAAATTTCCTAATCGATTTGATTTGCTAGAGATTCTCGGTAAAGTCTTTCGCGCTCTATCCAAAAATGAGCAGTAGGTACGCCTAAAGCTAGTCCCATTTTGTAAGCAATACGAATAGTAATTCCTGCTTTACCTTTTATTAGTTGATTGATAGTTTTTTTATGTAACCCCATTCGATTAGCAAATTCAGCCCTAGTTATTTTTCTTTCTTTTAGGATTTCGGCAAGGGTTTCTCCTGGTGGAGAGATAAAATCTGGCATATATTTATTCTCAATAGTATTAGTCATAGATTTTCGTTAAACTACATATTTTTCCATATTCCAGGCGGAATTAGACATTTTTGAACACCCCATAAAGCGCATTGTTCTTCTTCGTCATCGTCAATCATATCTTTGGCTATATCCCATCCCGTATGCTGATAGAAAAAGAACATAAACTTAGGTTGAGTCGAAATATTAAATTTTTTTAAAATTGCCGTTGTATAATCATTTACTATTTCAGTTTTTAGTAAAAGTTTTTTAGCAATTTCTTTGTTATCAAACCCACAAAGAAAATAAAAACAGACCTTTTTCTCTAGAAGAGATAATTGATACCAGCAAAGCCAAAAATGACGATGGCTTGGAGACATACATTCTTCAATTTCTTCTTCGATTGTTTCTTCATCTTCTTCAATTTCTTCTTCGATTGTTTCTTCGATTTCTTCTATGTATTCTTCCATTGTTTTACTCCTCATTTGATTACCTACCAAATAAGAAAGATGCGGCGCCAAGTAAATACACCCATTCTTCTTCAAGCATTAATTCCGTTTTAGAAGGGTCGGCTATATCAAATAAACAAAAGTCAACTTCATCTATACGATCACTGTCGTAATATAACTCAATATTAGTATTTGGAAATACTGTCATGTATGCAAATTTAAACGTGGCATTTTGGCGATTTTTGCACGTTAATATAGATGAATGATTTGGATTCTCCCACGGAATACGATCTCTAAAGCTTTGATAGGTTACTTTTAACTTCCAGTCAATAACTGAGGGAAAGTCTTCCTTAAAATGAGTTTCTTTTACCCATTTAGCGATTTCATCAACTATCCATCCCTGTTTTTTTTGGATAAAATAATGGATTCCTTCTGAGTATTCAAAAGGATAAATTAACTTTGTTTTGTACCAGGTTATCTCGAACTCTTGCGGTGCAGAGTTAATTTTAGGGAATTGTCCTATGTCTATCATTGTCATTGTTTTACTCCTAAGTTATTTTTACTGATAACTGATAACTGATAACTGAAACTAATACTCAGAGGATAGCAATAAAACACCGTCACACAACCAAAGCGTGACCTCTGAAAGAGGAAAATCGGTAAATGGGATCTGCTGACTTATGGCAGATTCATTGTCTTGTTCGCAGGTAAGGACTGCGGATTTATCGGAGTTAACTATTAGCATCCAGAACTGAATCTGGCTTGAATCAAGTTCTTTTTGCCATGACGCAATTGCATCAAGTATCCAATAGCCTCCCCCATTTTCTACTAAGTATTTAATACCGTCGGTGTACTCAAACGGGTAAAGGGGATTAGTATAGTAATTTTCCGTGCCATGAAAATTACTAAGATTTTCTAGTTTGTTCATTTTTTTTACTCCTAAATAAGTTGTTAGCTGATAACTGATGACCACTATCTATTAGTAGGTATTAAGAACAGTATAAATCCATTCCTTTATGTCTGGTGACAACTCAGATGTCGTAATAATCGGAGGCAGATTTAAATCAGGATAGAACATTACATAGTATTGTTCAAGGCTTTCAAATGCTGAACAAGGCAATACATTTTCATAAGCAGTCAAAACTGTCATTATGTGCTTTTGTTTAACAAAAAGCGTGATTTTACCTACGTTTAAAGAGATACCTTCAATGCGAATACCCTTCATTTTTTTACTCCTAAATAAGTTGTTAGCTGATAACTGATAACTATGCTGACAATTTAAGGTCTTTGTAAAAACAGACAACCTAAAATAACCCCAGGGTTATTTTTGTCCCGGACTAATGCGCCAGGAGCAAGGCAGTCCACACGACCTACTTTAGCGGCCGCGGCAGCCACTAATCCAGAGACGATGTAGTAAACATCCTTCTGATACTCAGGGAGTCCCTCGATCTCCCCATAAATGACGGATTCAATAGGAATCCCGTTAATTTCCCCTGCGGGGGAATTGCTCATGGAAACACGGGGAAGAACCCCTGACGGGGGGATTTCTTTGACAACTTCGACGGTTTCAGCAAGAAACTGTCTTTTGGAGTCTTGCTCGACTCCTTTTTTGGAAACTATTGTTATTACATGGGGGGTTGCGTTAATAATCATTACCTTAATCTCCTTAATCTCCTTAATCTCCTTGTTTTACTTGTCTAGACTCATCTTACGATATTCTCCCAATAAAGTCAAGTATTTGGGAGAATTATTTCTAAACGTTTGTACTGATAACGGCTTGCGTGAGCGGCGGACAGATAAAACCGATATAACGGGAAAAGTTTCACCCGTCCGCTCCACGCTTTGTTAGTCCGCTTCCTTGATTAGCACGGCTTCTTTGATTTCACCTAGCGGATACATGCCATCATCATCTGTTGTAAGACGCCACTGCTGTCCTACCTTTGCGCCGGGGAACCATTTCGGACTAGCAGACAAGCCTTCATTATGGGTGATACTATTTTTGGAAACCTTCGTAATTGTGACAATTCGAGTGTTCATTTTTCTCCTTTTAGAAAAGCGGCCTAACTGATAACTGACAACTGATAACTGATAACTTTAAAACTCTTGCCATGTCATCGGGTCGGTTGCTGGCTCACTGTACCGACTTAAATCCGACGGTTCGTCATCGTCATAGATAAAATCGTCGTCGGGTTCGTTTGAAGGAACCAGATATGGGCATCCGCCCACCATTACCCAATCTTCGTATTTACGAGAAGAAATAGGTAATTGAGAAGGAGCAGGACGCGCAGGTGTAATAAATTCGATTGCGGGTAATTCGCAGTTGGGGATTTTTTTATCAGGATCGAATCCGCGCCACAATTTACCGTTGAGTGCATCAAACCACCATTCTTTACCAGTCTGCTGGCAAGTGACTCGGAGGGTTGTTACCTGACCTTTTCCCCACACTTCAAGGGATACGCGATGTTTTTGATCTTTGGCAACCATAGTAAAATTGCCGGACATAATGGGGATTTTGACAGAAGCAGAATTAGATGATATCATGGCTTAGACCTGATAAGGGTTGACGGAAAGGCGATCACACTAATTTGCAGTTGGAGGTGGTCGTCTTTCTCTATATCTGTATATTACCGCGAAGTCAGTAATATTGTCAAGCATTATTCTAAAAAAAGTTATAATAAATTGTAGAGACACAAAACTAATACAATGGTACTAAAAAACAGAGTCAAGGAATTTACGGAAGAAAGAGGGATCACAGTCTATAAATTCATTCAACAAACAGGCATCGCAATGTCCACGGGGTACAAACTGTCCCAAAATCCTGATCAGCTTCCTTCTATAGCAGTTTTACAGGCAATCTGTGATAGGTATGAAGTACAGCCTAACGAAATTGTTTATCGCATTGATTGAAAGTGTGATACAATAATAAAGCCGGGGGAGTAAAACGGTTCACGCAAGTCTCATAAGCTTGAAACAGTGGGTTCAATTCCCATCCCCGACACTGATTAAACAAAATCCCAGTTAAGAGAATTATTAAATCCTTGTATATCAGCAAGGGCTTTTTCTCCTGATCGGGTGAGCCGATAGTATCTTTTTCTAGCACCGCCTCTATCGCTAGATCGTTCAGTTCCCCATCGGGATTTAATAAGTTCTTTTTCCTCTAGCTTTTGGAATACAGGGTAAAATGAGCCAATATCAAGGCTTTTACCTTTAATATCAGCTATAGATTGAATTGTCTGTAATCCCGACAATTCTTTATTGTAAAGAGTCCGCAAAACAAGGATTTCTGTGTTTGTCATTGCTTTAAAGTTTTCTAATCGGTCTTTTTCTGGGTGATTGTCGATCTTGAATTAAATCTTGGTTTTCCTCAAGGAAAGACTCTAGCTGATCATCGGGAATTCCTGTGACTTCTCCGGTTTTCAGTAAAACAATAACCCTGGATTGTGGTGGTTTGACGACATTCGACTTGAAATCAGGAGGAATACCTGGTAATCGGTCAATTTTTGCTGAATACCCACCACATCGGTCAAATTTGTCAGGCATATTTTAAATACGGTATAATATTGGTATGCCCCCGCGTTAACGGGGGACTAACCAATAAGACTAATCAGGAGTCATTATGGCTGTTTCTAGTTTACAACGTTTTGATCACGATGGTATCGAGTTAATCATCGATACCCAGACCGGTGAGAGCTTTGCCTCAATTAGTGGATATGCCCGGATGTCAGGGAAAATACCTTCGACTGTTTCTCGCCGTTTGACTATGAGTGGTTTGCGTGAAAAAGGTCTTGAACAGGCTCAAATCGAGACAGCAAGTGGGTTACGAACCGTTGCATTGATACCAGAAAATTTAATCTGCCAGTGGCTAATTAAAGACAATCACGAACTAGCCCTAAAAGTAATGCAGTTGGGCGTTCGCTTATTCCTTCACACATTAGCGGGTTTTCAGGTCAAAAGTGAGGCAATTGAGACTAACAAGCGACTTGATAGCCAAATTGCTGAATTAACTGCCAAAATCGAAAAATTGGACTACAAAGAAGTTGACTATATTGACGAGATACTTGACTTAAAAGAGCAAATCAAAAAGCTTGAGAGCGAGAACTCTACCCTAGAAGAACAAATCGAGTTAATGGGGGGATATTAGGTGAAAAGCATTTGTTTACTGCTAAGATAAAAGCGATAACTGTTGCATAACTGATACAACTAACCCCCTGTAGGGACTACAGGGGTTTTTATTATCTAATGTTCGGAGCTTAGTGGGTAATGTTCGGAGCTTAACAGCCTAATGTTCGGAGCTTAGTGGGTAATGTTCGGAGCTTGGCTAGTTTGTTAGTCTGTAAATAGATTGTAGATAGATTGTAGATAGAAATATTAACAATGGAATCCTTGATATATATAGATTTCAGACTTTGTTTATATTGTTAGCCTTATCCCCGTGTCGGGTTTTTTTGTGTTCTTATTGCTGACTTCGATTAATTAGATTGTTAGTTTGTAAATAGATTGTAAATAAGGGTATTTACAAAGACAGAAAAGATGAAAGCTATATATATCAATACTTTCATCCTTTTTTTACTTCTTTGTAGATATTGTTAATGATTACCCCGTGTGTGTTTTTTGCTTTACTGTTGAGACTGTTTCTTTTTATTGCTAACCTTGTTTGGTTTCTTTATCTTTCTCTCCTCCCTATAAGACATCGACAATATCTACAAAGTCTAAAATCTAATCAGGGTAAGGCTTTCAATTGTAGATAAGCCTATTTACAATCAAACACAAAAAGAACAAATTAGCGATGAATCACTTTTCACCTCTAAAATTCCCTGATTAGCCAAAAATACGGCATTTTGTCAATAGAGTCAGTTTTGCGTTTAATCACTTTTATTGCTGACCTTGCCGTACATCTTTTACTCTATTTTCTTTTTTCCTCTGTAAGGCATTGACAATATCAACAAAGTCTAGAACCTTTATAGGGTAAAGGTTTCGATTGTAGATAGGGTTATCTACAATCTATCTACAATCTAACAATCGCTCTGTAGTATTTGTAATATATGTAATACGGATAGATAAAAAAAAACGCTCCCTCGTAAAGCGGTAGTCCAAGTCAATCTTTTTAAGAATTTTCTCACAGTCCTAATAGAATTGTCAAGGCAAAAAAATAACCGCGCTCCCGGGTGCGGTATAAAAGAGCGCGGCGGTGTAAATATGTTTTCCTTTTAAGTATATCTCAAAAAAGAAAATTCAATATATAATACAATAAACAGTACAATCTCGTTAATGTCTCAAAAAGTCCTTACAGGTAATCTCTATTTAATAGGGCAGTCGTATCCTACGATTGCCAGTGAAACTGTTATCGAGGTTAAGCAGGGAACGACTTGGGATGAGGAGTTTTTTATTCAAGGAGATTTTACAGGATGGAACATTAATTTTTATATTGCCAAGCAATCAGGCGAGGCTAGAATAGCTACTGGTCGGATCGAGGGATTGCAGTTTGGAGATTTTACGGTAGAGGGAACTGAATATGAAAATTACACTTATTTTAAGCTAATTATCGATAGTAATATTACTGCTGAGATGGAAGTTACCCCTATTGCTTTTAAAGAAATTGAACAACCGAAAGCTGGTAGGGATTACTGGCAAGCTGATTTAGAGGCTTCTAAATCAATTGCTACTAAATTGATAGTTCAACCTTTAGCCCTTGATTTAACTCCTGTAGTAGTGAGGGGGCAAGTCTGATGGCAGTCATTGTTCAATCCTCTGGTGCGATAGCAGAAATAACAGGTAGTTCTCAAAAGATAATTCTTTCAGCTACTTTAGGGAATGCTGGCTGGTCTCCTATTCTTTCTTTAATTTCTGATGGCAATCGTCGGGTATTGCAAGTATCTGGCTGGGTAGGAGGTTCTGGTTTACCCCCCGATATCGGAGGGTATATCGGAGCTTCTGGATTAGTTTCTTTAATTGCTAATGCAATTGATATTCGTGGCAGTGAAGGTAAATCAGCTTATCAAGTGGCTATTGATAATGGATTCACTGGCACGGAGCAAGATTGGCTTAATAGCCTAGAAAACACGCAATGGATAATTACAGACTGGTAAAAATATGAGCACAACTTTTAAGCCCTCTAAATTAACTGCAGTCCCATCGCTACCCTGCGAGGGTAACGCTGTGTTTTTTGTTGCGCCTCAAGACAAGCCGAACTATATTGAAATATATGTAAGCAATACTTCTGGGACTGCTCTAAAGCGACTATTGACAGATGTAGATATTCAGGCATTAATCGATGCTTCAATTTCTGGATTAGCTGGTGAAATGCCGATTGTAGCTGATATAGCAGCAAGAAATGCTTTAGTGCTGACCAAAAACACTCAGGTATTGGTTCTGGACGCGACTGGCGATTCCACTGTGACAAGCGGCGCGGCTACTTACCTCTATAGAGTTTCTACGACTTCTTGGATTAAATTAAACGAAGCTGAATCGCTTGATTTGATTTCACAATGGGCTAATATTCAGGGAAGGCCTACTAGCTCTCCTACTGCTATTGATACGGCGGTGTCCAATAGCCACACTCACACCAATAAAACTCAGCTTGATAAAATAGGAGAAAATACTGATGGACTTTTTACCTATAATAATAGCTTGCCTAAAATTGAATGGGAGGGAACAATTGCATGGTAGTTTTTCGCCCTGAAAAAGTATTAGGAGTCCTCCCCCCTACCCTAACGCCTAATGCTGTTTATTTTGTTAGAGTAGGCACTGGAATCATGATTTATGTCGCTGATGCTACGGGAAGCGCGGCTTATCCTATAAACCAAACTACCATTACATACGGAACATCGCCTCCTAACAATAACGATGGAAACCCAGAAGGTAGCATTTACATCCAAGTAACTTAAAACTATGGAATTACTAGACAAAATCAATCAAGTTGCCAACGAGTTAAAAGATCAATTTGAGGGAACTATCGAAAGTGTTCCCGATTGGGCTATTTCTGATAAGTTAAATGAGCCGATTGTAATTCTGCAAAGTGAGTACAAACCTGTGCAAATTAGAGAAATTAAAACTATATTAATTCTTGCTCAAGAATTATTTAATATAGTTGATTACATTTCTAATGGAGAAAATAAATCGATTAAGAATATTTGTTACAGTGTTAATGCTGTCTTAAGTGAATTGGAAGCCTTAGATCTTAATCAATCAGAATACTTGGCAACTTTTCAGCAAATAGTAGCTAGTTTATTTCAAGCCGATTTAATTTCAGCACCAACTAAAACACGGTTAGAATCTTTAATTGTATTAGAAGAAAAACAAGTTTTAGGAAAAAGTTGGGCGCAATTAAATGGCGTGGAAATTAATCCTAGAATAATTGGAATATCGAGAGGGGGTATCTCTTAATGGCAGTTGCAACTTGGTCGGCTTTAAGTGCAGAATCTGCTAATTTAGCGACCCCTTTAAATGGTGTGGTTACAGAAACTACTGTTTTTATAGGAGATATTGAAAATACAACCAATAAGAATTTTTATCTAGGGCTGTGGTTTCAATCTGGAAATATGACCCCTAGTAGCACCGGCTCGATCTCAATAATTCTAAGAAGAAAAAGGGGAAGTTTTTACGCTGAAAATAACAGCGAAATTCAACTCCCTGCGTTGACAGGGACGGGTTCTCGGCAAGTAAATTTAGCGGCTTCGATTCGCATTCCTTACGCATCAACTTGGGGGCTTTATATTACTAATAATCTGGGAGCTACTATACCCTCTAGTGGCAATACTTTAGTAAGTTTTAGATGGAATGAAGAGGTTAATTAATGCCTAGAGGAGTAGGATTAAATTGGATATACGATGAAGCCCGATTACAAGGGCGGTTGTGGACCCCTGATCTATTGCATCCAGAATTATACGTTGATGCGCTCGCAAATAACGTATTAGATAGCTCTGGTTTTGTAACAATTCTAAATTTAGGAAGTTTAGGATCTTCCTTTAGCCGAGGAGGAATAGCATCAACAAAGCAATTCATTTTCCCGCAAAACGGATTACCCTGTTTTCACAAAGATAACGCTCAAGCTTTAGGCTACCCGTTAGGAATCTCATACTCGTTACAGCCTGCGTCTGGATTTAGTGCTTACTTTTTCGGTGCTACCGCTCTTGGCCAGTATATGTTCAATCTCAGTCAATATAGTCTAGAAAACTCCGTTCTCTTGGCAGCGAATATTATCCCAGATTTTGCTATTGGCCTATTTGATGGAGGTTGGCGATCTCGTTTGTTGTCGACACAAACATCGCTTGATAATAGAAGGGTGATTATGTCTCAACGTAAAAACAGTTATTTATCTTCTTCATTTATTGATACCTACCTCTCAGACTACCGACCAGCAACCGTCCGGGAATCTATCGCCTGTGGCAGGTTCCTTGCCTCAGCCACGACAGTAGGTTTTCTTGGCATTTTAAATTATTTATCGCCGAATATAATGTGTAAATGCTTTGCTGTCTTGCACTTCCAGCGAATGTTGAGTGATTACGAAGATGATCTTATTCTTGGTTGGGGTGCGTGGAAGTTTGGCTATCAAGACCTTCTGTTTGCTTCTCACCCATTCGCCAACCGACCGCCATTCATAGGAGATTAAAGTGGGTTTTTTACGTCCAAGAGTTCCTTTAATTCCTTTACCTATTCCTGCAGAAGTTTGGATTAAGGTTGCTAATGGAATTTATATTAAAGGAATGCTTTGGATTAAAATTGATGAAATTTACCAGCAAAAAATACCATTAGTGAAAATAAACGGACTTTATCGTTAATTATCGTATTTTGATAAAAGAGTGGTAAAATTTTGCCACTTATTAAGATGCCAAAAATTTCAAAGATTAAGCAATTAAATTAAATGTCATCCCATCCAGTTAAGCCAGAAGACATAACATAACTGGTGACAGTTGCTTCAAAAAAGTTTGATTTAGTATGACCTTCCCCTTGAGTATCAGAGAATTTTTCTAGATGCGAATAAGGAGATTTTTTGTATTTATCGTCGGTAAAAATCGGATTTAAGCCAATCGCCCTTAATCGAATATTGGCTAGATATTTTGTGTATTGATCAGTGCTATCTTCGGTAATTCCTAATATTTGATTACCGACAATATGATTAGTCCATTTAATTTCTTGTTCAACCGCACAATAAAATAAATCTTCTATTTCTTGTTTGCTATAAGAGAAGATATTCATCGCCTCAACGATTAACTTTTGATATAATCTGACGTGGCTTAATTCGTCTCGATTAATCATCCTAAAAATATCGGCAGAACCAGGCATTAATTGTCGAGAAGCAAGATTATAGAAGAAGATAAAGCCGTTATAGAAATACAAGCTTTCTAGCAAATAATCAGCAAGAAGGGCGATAAAATAGCTTTTAGTTGTTTGTTTATCGATGTATTCTTGGTAGAGATTAGCAATAAATTCACAACGATCCTTAAGAACTCTATCAGTACGCCAAAAGTCATAAACTTGACTTCTCCGATCCGAGGGAATAATCGTTTCAATTAAGTATTGATAGCTTTGATTGTGCATTGCCTCTTGAGAGATTTGTTCTCCCATACAAAGGCTAATCTCTGGGGCTGTCACACAAGATTTTAGGTGGGGGATGTTACAGGTCTGGACAGAATCAAGAAAAGTTAAATAAGACAAAATACCATCATAAGCACGTCTTTCATCTAAGGTTAAGTTGTTATAATCAGTTACGTCTTGAGTGACGTCTATTTTTTGCGGTATCCAGAAATTCTCGCGCATCTGTTGATATAAACCTACCGCCCAAGTATAACGAACGTCATTTAATTGCATTAGGTTAGTAGTATTACCAAACCAGATAGATCGAGTTCCAGTCGCATCATCTCCCAACGGATTAAAGATCGGAGAAATAGGCATTTTATCGTTAAGATTTGCTGATGTCATATTTTGGTTGCTTTTTTACTTTTAACGATTCCCAGTCTCTACATTGTACACAAGAAACAGAAGGATTTACACTACATTTTAGATTAAAGTTTTTGTGGGTTTCAGGATTGTAATATTTACAGGAACTAATTCGATTGTATTCAGCTACTGAATAGTATTTGAATTGTTTAATTGTGTAAATTAAATTAGTCTTAAATCTAAAAAACACTCTACACAGAACAACAGCAAAAATTAAAGCAATATAAAGTAAAAATATACTTAATACAATAGTTGCTAAAAAGTTAATAATTATTAACACAATATTCATATAGATAAAATGACATAAAAAACAATATTCATGGTTAATTAGCGCAACTAGAGCAGCTATCTTTGAAGTTATCTTTTTGAACAGTTCGCACATAATACACTGCTTTACAGCCTGATTCCCACGCTAAGATTAAAGTCTCGTAAACTTCTTTAGCTGTTAATACGCGGTTTGGTTCATCAGGAAAATAAACACCCTGATTAAGGTTAAACAGTAATTCCATAGAAATCCCTGTATCAATCCATTTTTGCATTTCAGCAATTGCTTGAACAACAATCTTTTGATCAAGATTTTGATTCTCTTGGTAATACCAAAAAGAATCTTTAATAAAAGGAGGGCAATTAGGAACAGCACCTTTTGAGTTCTTTTCTGTAAATACTCGTTTAAAAGCGGGTAAAACGCTGGCGGTACAACCCTGAATTAAAGATGATGTGGTATTAGGAGCTATAGCAGTAACATGAGAGTTTCTAATGCCGTAGCGTTGTACATTAGCAGCTAATTTACGCCAATGATAAGTATCTTCACAGTTTAACTCAAACCATTCTAACGGTTTAGCCCCTAGTAATTTACCCTGACTCCATTCACTACTGTAAAAAGCTTGATAAGCTCCGCGTTCTTTAGCTAATTCCATTGAGGCATGAGTACAGAAATAGCTAATATTTTCAAATAAATCACTGATAGATTTAAAGTTTTTATAAGATAATTTCCGTTTAGCTAACCAATCAGCTAATCCCATTGCCCCTACTCCAATAGTTCGATAGCGGTCATTGTGTTCTTTAGCTTCACCAATTGGGGGACAAGTCAGGTCGATTGTGTTGTCAAGCATTCTGACAGCAAGACTACACATTTCCGCTAAATTAGTAATGGTTTCAATATTAGCAAGATTAAGACTAACTAAATTACAGCAATGGGCTGTTTTACCCGTCGTGACATTAGAAAAGCTCTCACAGCATAAATTTACACCGGGGATATATCCATCATGTTTATTAGGATTGCCTCGGTTAATAGTATCTTTAAAGGCAAGATAAGGCATCCCAGTTTCTAAGTGAGATCGCATAATATCTTTAAATAGTTCTCTAGCGTTAATTTTTTTGTAGAGAGTAATCTCTATTCCTAGATTATCTTCGATTAATTTGTAGGCAGTTTCAAATTTATCTCCCCATAGTTCTGCTAATTCTATCCCTAGTTTTGTCCGAACTTCATAGGGATCAACTAATGTCCACTCGGCTTTAGTTATCACCCGACGCATAAATTCATCGGTGATAACTAATTGGGGAAAAACATCATAAGCTTTGCGTCTTTGATCGCCGTTTTCTGTCTGCATTTCTAGAAATTCTGGCACGTCTAAATGCCAAATATCAACCCCGACGGTGACAGCCCCGGCGCGTCTTCCCCCCTGATTTACTGCAATAGCTGTATCGTTGAGTAATTTAATCCAAGGAATAATCCCACCAGAAGCATTAGCTTTCCCCATAACCGAGCTACCAGTGGCACGGATTCTACTTACATTTACCCCAGCACCGCCGCCATTCTTAGAGATGCGAGCAGTATTAGTAATCTCGCTAAAAATACTCTCTAGATTGTCTTCCATCGCCACGATGAAGCAACTACTTAAAGAACCATTAGGTGTTCTTAGATTGCCTAAAATTGGAGTAGCTAAAGAGATTTTTCTTTGAGCTATGGCTAGGTAGATTTGATGGGTAAGTTGTAATCTATTTTCTGGCTTTTTCTCTACACTAGCAAGTAACAAAGCGCAAGTCAGAAAAGCCTCTTGAGGTAATTCACAATCAAGCAAATATCTTTTTGATAACATGATCGCACCAGCATAGTCAAAATCTTTATCGTATTCTGAATATATCCACTCTCCCGCAATTTCTAGGTCTTTTTTGCCATAGATTTCCGTGATTTTTGAATCATAAACACCCCTCTCCACTTGCCACTGGACATATTTGGCGTAGTCAGTCCCTTCAAGTCTTTTAAAAACTGTACGCGATAAATACCCACCAAATTCTCTCTTGATTCTAGTGTCTTTCCATAGTCCCCAGATATGAAGTCTTCCAGCTACATACTTCCAGTCAGTCTCTTCTACACAGAACAATTGTGTGGCAACATTGATTAAATTTTCTTGAATTTCTCGCGTGGTAATTCCATCTCGCAATCGAGAAGTTAATCCTGACTCTAATGCAAGAGGATTGACTTCTAACCCCTCACACGCCCATTCTACTACTCGTCGAATTTTGGTGACGTCTAAAGGACGAGTTTTTCCACTTCTTTGAATTACGTTAATCATTTATTTACTCCTGATTTTTAATTTAATTTTTTTGCTTCTATTATATTTTATTTCAATTAAACACTCCCTTCCATTCGGTTCTTTCCCATTTACCATCTTTTTTGATTATCCAGGCGTAAGATAAAGTTGAACAGAGTTTTGTGTTTGGTTGACGACAAGCTTTTACATCTTTTTTCCATCTGCAAATAGTAGTTAAGCTAACGCCGTAAATTTCAGCAATCTCTTTGTCAGTGAAAGTCTCACCGACTTTAATTAAAGCAGGGGTAATATGTGAGCGATTAAAAAATTTTGTCATCATTTTATCTGTCTCCTTTAGTTATACCTTAATACTATTTATTGTTGTATTACTCTAATAATCCTAGCATTCCTTCGATATTAGGTCGGTCATTTTTTTCTGGTTTTTCATAAACCGATTCTATAGCTTTATCAATCCAAGCATTAATTTGATCGTGCCTAATTTCTCCATAATCGGTTTCATTATCAATTTCATTTTCACTATTAATTCCTATATTTGAATAAAGTAATAAGAAATTGTATAAATCAATTTCGTTGACCGATTGTATTAACTCTTTAAGAACTTGTTTAGCGTCCATTGCTATTTTTCCTTTTTTGTACTAGCTTTTATTGACAACAAATCCAGCTTTTATAATAGTTTCATCATCAAATATTATGAATCCTTTCCATGAAGAGTCTTTGTTTGGGTTATATTCTGTTCTTTCCCACATTTTGTTATCCTTGATCTTCCAAATTTTAGGCAAAGAATAACTGCAACAGAGGTTTGTATTTGGTTCCCATTCGTTTCTTATGTATTTTCTCCACTTACGGGCAGTAGTTAAATTAATTTCGTAAAGTTCTGCAATTTCTCCATCAGTAAAAGTTTTACCGGATGTTTCAGTAGATTCAATTAAAGTGGGAATAATGTATGACTTAGCAAAAAACTTTTGATCGTCGCTTAATCCATTGAGAGTTACTGAGTTTTTTAGCATTGTTATTTATCCTGAGTGTAATTTGTTTTTTGTTGAGATGCTCGTTCAATTTCTCTAGCTAAATAGCCAATATGAAACGATTGAATACTGGGACAATCGGCAATTATTTGACGGATTAACTTCAAAGGATTCTTACCTTCCCATTCCCCCACAAATTCACCGTTAGGGGTTAGCTGACTGACTGTGATATTGTTTCCATTGTATCCACTGGTCTCTACCAAAAAATTACCAGTAGGGTCATTGTAGTTTTGAAACTCTTGATTAATAATCGATTGGTATTGATTAGCAAGTAATTGTTCTACGGTTTCCCAACAGTCATCGTAAATATGGGCTGATTGACTAATGGTAATCAGTGGACCAATTGTTAAATCGTAGTCAGACTGCCTAGCAATTTCGTCCCTAATATGCCAATGTAAAGCCCGTAATCCCATTGCATTAGCTGGCCAAGCGGAAAACATATCATTGCTTCTAAAGGTAGCTGTCAGGGATAGTTTATTATCTACTACTCTTACCCAAATATGGTTAAGGCAAGGTGAACCGCCGTGATTATGATCTGAGTCACCCCCTTTTCTTTCTCCTCGCACGATTGTATGATAATCGTTTGTACGCCAACTGTTATGTTCGGCAAGTATTTGATAGTTTCCACTTCCACTATCCCATAGCGACATAACGGCACTAGCGGAGTCAATTTCTTTGACTAATTTGTTAATAACTGCTTTAATCTGGTCTTGACCAAACCATGACCTTAAGCGTTGACCATAGGTGTATTTAACCCCTTCTCGATAATCACCATCATCAAGTATTTGTGGGATATAGTTCTTTAGATATTCTCTATCTAAAGGTAGATAATTGGGATCGGGAAAGTAAAAGTCTTCGGGTTCATCGGTGACTATCGCCATTAAGTCGATTAATTCTTGCCATTTACCATCATACCCAGTCGGTCTGATAGTACCAGTAGTCTTGATTCTTTGCAGTATCTTTATCCAAGTTTCAGCAATAGTTTTACCTTCAATTCGATGACTATAGATCGGGCCGGGTTTTACCTCTGATATAGGTTCATTGTAGAGAAAGACCATCGGTTCTGCCCACGGTTTAATAAAAGTGCCATACATTGGCTCGATTATTTCTTTAACTGTAGGTAGAATTGAATAGACTGTGAGACAATCCTTTAACGTAACAGAAGACCGTAATTGATTTAAAACCTCTAAAGGAACATCTATATCAATGTATCCTTTGACCAAAGAATGAATTACCCAGCACTCTTTCCCCACATCATTTTTTCCTTTATAAACTCCATTTTCAAAAAAATCCTTTAGACATTGAACACTACCAGAATTTTTGTCTTCACGGGTTGAGTTCATTACAACAAGATCACGAACGTGAGGATTAGCTAATAGATTGCGAACCAAAAAGTTAATTCCCCTTGAGGCATTATAAAGATTGCCAATTACGGCATAATCGGATGGACTAAGTTTTGATGCTACCGACTTAGCAGGAGTCCATCCTGTACAGATAGCAATATAGCCACTGCCTAAAATCAACTGATTGGGCTTGTAGATTGCGTTAAACATTGGCTTTTCCTTTTTCTTTAATATTGGGTTGCTTCCAAGTTTCTATTTCTTTCAGAAATAAATCAGATTTAGGTTTCCAGTTTTCTATTTCTTCTAGAAGTAAATCTATTTTCTGTTGTATTTCTTGAAGAGTCATAGTCATAATTAGTTTTGCCTTTATTTTGCTTGAGAGATGTAAAAACTGATAACTGATAACTGACATTGTGGTATTACTCTATTTTTGGGAAAGGATTATCTCCTAATCCCCACTGGTGTTTAAGAAAAGCTTTGTACATACTTTCCCTAACTATCATTTGTTCGTAAAGTTCAACTAAAAAGCATTGGGCTTGTTCACGACTCATTTTTTCTACCTGAGTCTGAAATGAACGAATGTTAAACTGTTGCTCTAGGGAAAGTTCGATAGGTTGAGACATTTTATTACTCCAAAGTTAAAATTCAGACTCTTCTTTTTTGGGTTCAAATCTATTATCAAAGTCTTTTAGTGTGTCTTTTAGACAGTGATAAAAGCCGTTAAATTCGTCAAAAGGTTTCCAGTCTTTTTTGTGTTTTTTAAGTAGCTTTCTTGCTACTTCTGGGTCAATAGCAACGTAAATGTAATCTTCTAGTGTGAATTTATCTTCCATTATCTAACTCTTCCCAAAAATTGTCAAAACAAGTGATTTTCATGACTAATCTTTTATCGAATAAAGCTTCAAAATCAGGGTTGCCAAATTCTTCTTTTATTCTATCAGAATGTTTGTTAAAAAAAGAAACAGTGTTTTTAATGCTAATAGCATCATTAACTTTATCTTGATAATATTGTTCTTTTGACATTCGTTCCCCCAAAATTCGACTTCTTAATTCTGTTAAGTCTTTTTTGGTTTTTTCTACAAAAGCAAGTCTAGCTTTAATTCTATCTTCCATTGCCTAACTCCTTCCCAAAATTATCAAAACTAGGTAATTTTTGCTTTGTCTTTACTAAAATTTCCCACAAATCATTAGTGTAAGCTAGTTCTCTAGCCAGTTTTCTTTGTCTTTCTCTGCAATCTTTTTCCCATGATTCCTGAAATTCATCCCATGCTTTCTCGTCCCATAGTTTTTCAAATATATCATATTCGTATTGACTGTAATCAAAGTCGTTCATTTTTTGCCACATTTCTTGCATTGTTTTTCTAAAATAGTTTTGCCTAATCTTTTTTAATTTCTTCCATACGCCATTAAAACCTGGAATAATTAATCGACTGGTTTTTATCCAATTTTTCCAGTTTGCTTGTGTGTACTTTTTTATCGGATTAGCCTTGATAGTTTCCTGAATAATATTTTTTAGCAGTTCAATGCTTTTAATGTCTAGGCATTCTTGAATCTCAAAACTACAGTAGTTACAAAAAACTACATAACTTAATGTGTTTCCCATTTTTACCCCAAGAGATAATGAGTTTTTACAAAGTTGAGATTTTCCCATGACGCACCTCTTTTAGATAGTTATTTGGCTTTGTTTGTCCGCCTTTTCGATTATCAATTTAATATCTTTTTCTGTCTGAGTTTTAGCGTTGCCTAAACGTTTCGCACCCATAACTAAACTATATGGCTTCTTGCTTGAATTGTCAAGACAGTTTTGTTACACTGAGATTAGATAAATTTATATTAATACAAATGTTCGACACTGCTATTGGGGTTGCGGGGAAATTTCTAGAAAATCCTACGATTAAGGCTAATTCTTCTCTATCCTTTTCCGTGGCTATGGGTTCTACTATGACTACCGATAGTGTAGGCAATCCGATTATAGGCCCTACAGCGATGGAATCCGTAGTAATTGCCTGTTGGCTGCAACAGGCAAAACCTCCTATAGCGGAAGTACAAGAGGGTAGCTATCTTGATTGTGAATACTTTGAGGGAAGATTAGTAAAGCCTAAAGATTACCCGTTCCCAATTAAGACTACAGGAGAGATACAAGTAACAATTAATGGCAGAATTGGTCTTGTTAGGCAGTTAAATGTGTTTGAGTCCCCAACAAGTCAACAGTTAGGAATCGCCGCAAAATTAGGACGCAGGATTAAACTTTATGTAAGATTTGAACAAGGTAGTTAGTTTTCAGAACCTTTCAAATAACCGAGGTATCCAGAAACAATTGCTGTAATAACAATGCCGTAAGTATCGCTAGTTTCAGGAGTAAAAAAAGAATGAATCAAGTAAGCAAAAACAATTAAAACACAGACAATAGATGGGTCTAATTTAAGATGTCTCATTGTTATCATCGTCTTCTATAAAAATTTTCTTTATGATTGGTTTGTCACTAATTATTAACTTTAATTCATCTTTATGCCATTTTGTAAAGATTGAATCGTATCCATAAATATATTTCAAACTGTCATTGACAACAACCCCCGCTTTTTTTAGTCCATCGTTAACATATTTTGCGCTACCACAAATATTGTCAGGGTCACGCCCAAAATTCTTAATTCGCCATTCATAGAGTAGCCATACTTTATCAGGAAAACGTGGAATTTCTTGTTCTATGATAAGTTTTTGTAAATCAGCATCCCAGTCTTTTTTAGTAGTCGCACTTTTAAATTTGTTTGCACGAGCTAACCTGATCTGTTCATTGAGAGTCGGGGGGAGTGGACAGATGAAAGTTGCTTTCATAAGCTTATTGGGCGATACTTTTTAAATACCATCAACAAATCATCGGGAATTGTACCAAGTTGACCAGTTCCATAGTTAATCTTTGCCTCTTCAAAAGGCAATTCTACAGATGAAACACCTTTAAAAGAACCCGTATTACATACCCAATCTAAAATACGACCAAAAGCCGCTTTTATTTCTCTTATTTGTCGGGTATCTTGAGAGAAATCAATGCCACTAGAATACTCCACATCAGCCTCGGAAAACTCAGGATATGGCTCACGATTATAGCCATGATAACCCCAATATCCCCACGATCTGCTGATTGCAGTAGATAAATGAATCTGACCATCGACATCGATCATATAATCGTTAGAAGTTAAAGTCTGCCAACTGTCAGGAGCGATAGCCCGATTAAATCCATCGGTAACATTGCCTAATCTAGCTTTAATTATCGGAGCGGGATTACTGACAATTGGAGTATTTATGCTGACATAAGTTAACCTAAAATTTTGGAATTTTAGGTTAACTCTTAGCTTTTCTCTGTGACGGGTAATTTCTAAAGGTCGATCCGCACCTCTATCCCCCTCTACAATTGATTGAACAAAGTAAATCGCACCAGTGACGGCATCTTCTGGTAAAGATACCGATGGTGCGAATAGTAGGAGGTCATCAATGCTAAAAATCATTAGGAAATTTTACTCAACAAAGGACATGAGTTGTCATGAACCGGACAAAATGGACGATGATCGAGATCAGTTCTGAGTTGACCTTTACACCGGTTACAAACTGGATAGCCCAATGCTTTCAGATTGTTATAAGTAACCTCATTGGTTCCATTTGTCGGGGGAATGTTTTTAGTTCCACTTGTTGCAATAGATGGAGTTTCTTCGATGGTGGTTTCTTTGCTTGCCATAATTGTTAGAGAGATAAGATTTATACAGCCACGTCTAAAGTGCGTAATTCAGCTACTCGTAACTGTTGAGAAGCTTCACCGGTACCCACGGGGTCAACGTCTAGGGTTTTGTAACCAAGCCACGCTAACCAAGTTGCCCGAATCCGACGATCAAATTGAGTGACATTATCAAAAGTGATTTGAAACGGCATCCCTACACCAACACCTAACGCACCGGCTCCGATTAAATAACCAGTACGGGTAGTTTTAGCACCTAAAGAACCGCCTAATGTTTCACTCTGGACACCAGGTTGACCAGCCGCTCCGACCCCGACACTATTGCCAGTTTCAAAGATATGGAATTTTTCTACCAACCCTAAATATGAGCTAACCCTTCCAGTATCCCCAGGGGGAATATAAGACGGATTGAGAATATTTAGTAAAGCGTCAAGATCGCGAGTCGTATTTGCTTGCCAATCGTCATCATAACTCTCTTTTAATTGCAGAATTTGAGTCGAATTTAGGAATAACAAATACGTCTGGTCAGGGTACATTTGGAACCTGTTATCGTGGGCATATTGATATGATCGCCGCAAGAATCCTTTGGTAAAAGTTCCATCATCTCCTGTTGCTGATAGTCCAGTAGGAGAAGTAACGAGACTACCTTTTTTGTTGTAAAGATGCAAAGACGTGCTATCAAGCATAGTTTTGATCATGGTATTATCAAAACTTGCATAGTCGTAATACAGCGTATTCTGCATCCAATCAATCATTCCCATCGCACTAAAATATTCAGTGAAAGCTGGGATAGAAACAGGTCGGATTGCAGTAGAAGCCCCTACCTTACCTCTTCCGTACTCAAAGATTTCTGCCGATACGCTAGATGCACTATTATTATCTGATTCAGAAGTCAGATCAGCGTACTCACCCTTTCCTGATAGTTGGTAATCACTTACTGACGGGGAACTCATCAGGTAATTTAATCGGGGAATTCGGATAACAGTTCCATTACGAGCCGTAAAGTCTAAGGCATAATTAGGAATCTGCCAAAATGCAAACCCAGGGATTTGGGTTGTACGGAGAATTGCTGACAAAGTATCAAGAAAAAACGGAGGCAAATCCGCCGCAGTCGTTGGGGCATTTTTTGAAACTTGACCGCCCATTACAGGAGCCGAACGAGTCCCCCTGAACCAGCCTTGTTTGCGACCCCAATCATCTAAAGAGTTGACAATCTGTTGCCGGTTATTTTTAACATGGCGATCTAATCGTACTTTATCGTACAAGTTTACTGTCTGATTACCGCCCATTACAGGAGCCGAATAGATTACACCAGAATTTTTCTGAATGTCTTCAATCAAACCAAAGGTTTCGTCAAGCGCACCTGTAATTTTATCAGCATCATGGGCGACGGTTTTATTGATGTTAGGGAACTGCATTTTTTCTGGTGTTTGGCTACCGTAAAGCTTTCCTAAGTCAGCAAAATTATTAATCGTCTTTTCTGACTCAGTGACTTTAGTTTCTAGTTGAGTGATTTTTTCATTAGATTTTTGGATAGCTTCCGCAGCAGAATTAAGAGAAGCTTCTAAGGCAGCTTTCGTAGCCTCAAACTGTTGCTTTTGTGCTTCTAATGCCGATTGTTTTTCCGATTCCATTGCTTGCTGTACCGATGCTACGGTTGCTGTCACAGTATTTTGTACAAGCTCTTGAAGCATTTTAGGGTCAAAAACTGGCGCAGGGGCAGTAGCGGGAGTGGTAGCAGGTTCGTCGGAGTCAGAATTTTTAACTGGCACGCCACTGCTATCAGAGGGCTTTAAGTCACCTCGAAAAGCCGCTTTTTTAGTCAAGGTAAAGACTTCCTCTTGAGAAGGAGTATCACTTCCTTCTACTGAATCTTTAATAACTACGGGAGTAACCCGCTTAATTTCTTTTAGGGTATTTTTCATTACCGATTGCTGATCACTAACTATTAAATACAATTGTAGTACAGAACTTTCTGTTTTAGGAAAAAACAAAAGTATTAAGACGAGAATCTACTAATCTCGCTTGACGACAAGCGCCAGTGGCAACGAAACTGCATTCGACGGATTCCATCTTCCCGGATCGGCGGTAATAAGAGGTTAACATTTCTTCATCTACTAATCCCGCCATATATGGGGGGTAATGGGGGCATTTAGGATCACTATATGGAATATCACAGATAGGACAAATTGATTCACCGTAGAAAATTCCCCCCATTGAAATATTGGCTTTACGCCCGTAAAAAATTTCTGAAACAACTGGGTGAGTTGCTTCTACGAAACCAAAAACCAAGACCTGATGATAACCGGTTTTTTGAATAATTCGATAATCTTCGTTCGGATTAGGGGATTTTTCGAGGATTTTTGTTATCCCTTCTTTACTTACGCTGGGTAAGGAATAAATAAAAGAATCGTAGATCATCCCAAAAGTTTTAGTTTGATCGTCCCATTCGTGATCAATCATAAACGAACATTCGGGAAAACTAGCCACCATAGTTTCTAGTGCATTTTTATCCCATACCTGTCCAGAACTGTGAATTAAATTATTTGAGGCAATCACACAAAATCGGATTATTTCCGATGATTCCCACGGATCGAGTCCGTAGGGTTTAAATTGGTTGATTAATTGCATCTCGTCATCAGTGGGATGACGGGTCTGTAGCAGGCTTTCTAATTCAGCGCGGGTTAATTTTAGTTCCATAGCAATAAAAAATACTTTACAAACAATTCTATCTAAAGACTTGACGTTTATGGTTAGTTGATGTATATTAATAGAGTGTAGTTTCCATCCAAAACTATAAATAGCCAATTTCAATATAAAGTTTTCGTCTCCATAAGAAGTCTATAGTTTATCTAGCGTGGAAGTGGCCTCCACGCTTTTTTATTTTGTCCATCCAAAATTTAACGAGAGCATATTCTGGGTAGGGCGTGTCCTAGAATTAGAAAAAACAAAATAACAGCCACAATTAGCCCGACAGGTACATTTCTCGGTCGGTCGGGGGAGTGTCCCTATCGGTTGCCAGCCGGCACTCTCATAAAAAAGGCACTCTTGGCAAGACTCTCTTTTGGTAATTATTCTCTTTTCCCACTTGTTGATTAGAGCGTGTCCTCTTCTATTTCCCTCTTCAAAAGCTTCCCTAGACTTAGCAACATACATCTTAGAGCGGTTGATTATTTGAGCCTCTGATTGAGTGCCAAGAATAATATCACGGGAAAACTTTCTTAATCGTGCGTATTGAGTGCGAAGCATCTGACCGATTCTACCGTAGTCAGAAGCGTTCATATCGGGCTTGCCGATTCGATAAAGTTGAATAGTTAAGTCTTTAATTTCAAGAGACATTTTTTCTTCCCACTCACTGACAGTTATTTTTTTTTGCAAAAGGTCGCGGGTAATACTATCTGTCTTTTGGATACGGGTATTAATAGTTTGTTGGGAGATTTGTCTAACTTTTTCAGTAGAGACAAATCTCCCCGTTCGATTATCTCGATAGCGTCGGGTCGCGGGGTTAAAGGAAAAATCATTCATAGCTTATTTCAGGTTCTAATAGATTCTTAAATTCGTCATCCGGAGGTTTCTTTTTCCAGTCATCGATAGCTTTCTGAATGTCGTCATCTGTTACTTCGGCTCTCTCTAGTAATCGAGCAACTGGTTGTAGGTTTTTATCTTCTGGGTTGAATTTATCTGTCATGCTATTTGTATAGTAGTATTTTTCTGGTTTTAGCTTCTTTGATTAGCCGATCACAAACATCACGCGAAGTATGTCCATCCCATTCAGGAGCTTTATAAACCCATACGCAATTAGGAATTAAATCTGCAAATTTTATCGGTAAATGATAGGTAATCATTCCGCTATTCAATTTACAGCCCGCAATAAACCATCCTTCCCACACAGTCTCGTCGCTGTGACAATAAGAGGCAAACGAAAAAGCTGGCAGTAATCCGATTAGCTGAATAAATAAAAGACATCGATGGTCATAAAGTTCTTCAAAAGTGTGGTATCCATCTGAAACCTTACTAGGGTCGCAAGGTATAAAGTTATCGTTGACTGTAATTCCTTCTGTCATGGTGTTATTTGTCTCCCAGTCCGTCATAAACTAATTCTTGGATGTTTTCTGATTTATTAAGTTTAGCTATTAGATTACGGTTTTTAACTTCTAACATTTTTACCTTTAATTTTAATCTTTCATAATCAAGCATCAGATTGTCGTATGAGTCAGTTAATTCGGCGTATTCGGCTCTCAAGTCTTCGATACTCAAATCTTCGATAATAGCGTCAAAGTTATTGTCATTCATGAATTTTCTCTTTAAATTAAATAATAACTCTTGACAGTCAAGAGTTATTTCTTGTCAGTTCCCTAATCCACTTACGCTTCTGTTTCTGCTTTGTTAAGTTCGCCGATCTGAGCTTTTAGCTTAGACACCTCGTCTTTTAAAGCTTCAATAACCTCCAGTTCGGTCATATTGGCGACTCGAATATTATCATTAGAATCGGGAACAACATAAGCTTTTAGATTTGTCATAGTTACCTCTTGGCTTTACTGTATTTTATCAAATTTAAAACAGTTTTAACTGTAATGGAGAATTATCTACTGGTTCTTCTATCGGTTCATCTGGAATATGTTCTATAGGTTGGTTCAATCTATTACAGGCTATTCGATAATATTCTAGTTCTTTCTCGATACAGATATAATTTCTACCTAATTCTTTGCAAGCTAAGGCAGTAGTACCAGAACCACAAAAAGGGTCTAAGACTGTCCCACCGGGAGGAGTTAACATTTCTACTAACCGTTTCATTACTTCTATCGGCTTTTCTGTAGGATGATTATAAGATTGTTTTTGGCATCTACCATCACTAAACACAGGAGGCAAAAAAGACCACACATTTGTGTAGTTAGAATCGTCTATATTTATACGCCTGTGTTCTTTTCCGAGGTTTCTCGTTGAGCTACTAAACTGCCCTAAGTGATTACATTTATGTATCCTATTGCTTTTTCCAGTTCTTAAATCGCTTATAGTTCTCTGTATTGCTTGAATAGTAATAACGTCAAACAATATACCAGGTATTTTTACGTCTTCATATCGTCCGGTCTGTTTAAAATACCTTTTACTTGAATCTTGAGCATATATAAAAATACTCTCATGTTTACGCTTTAATCTTGGCTGTACAGGCATCTCTGTCCTTTTTACCCATGAGATATGCTTGCAATGATGCAATTTTTCATCATTAGCCGAATTAATCCAATTAACCATCGTTGGCATTTGTCCAAAAAAGCAATAAAAGCCATTGGTAACTCGTTTTACTTCTCTGGTAAACAATGGAATATCAATTACAGAATCCCATTTAGCCAATCCAATGCCATACGGCGGATCAGTTATCACGGCATCTATTGAATTATCAGGAATTTGTTGTAAAATATCAAAACAATCACCGTGAATAATTTGATTAATCATTTTGATTTATATTTAATTTTTTAACAGGTTGTTTATTAGTTTCTTCATCGCTTAAATCAGAATCATTGTCCTCAACTTCTCCCCCTGACATACCATCGATAGACTCACTCCATTCTGGCCACAATATCCGATATTTATTTCTAGCATTTTCAGTATAAAAATCTAATCCTTTTCTGAGAATGATTTCTGTATCGATCACCTGCTTAATCGCACCACTAAGAAGCTGACACCATCCGTATCGCATCCTAGAATACCGACGATCAGGCGACCGGGATAATTCTTTAGTTCCCCCTTTTGACTCTAATCCCGGAAAGAAATAGGTAGGGAACCCGGGGATAATTAGCTTGTATCGGCATTGTAAAAGAGTGTCGACTAACCCTGTTAAATCAGAGTTAAAATTAGCCATTTTGCGAATATCTTGACCGGGAAACTTGAGAACATGATCGGTTATAATACCACTTTTCCTACGGATTCCTAAGTCTCGTTCGTAACTCTCAGACTGTTCTCTAGATACTCCTGGCATGATATGAAGAGTCGGGGAAACTCCTAAGTCATTAGATGCCCTAATTAAATTATCAAAAGCCTGCTTAACATCAGCCCAAGCATCTAATGAAGCTAACCAAAGAGAGCGACCGTAAAGGAAATCAGGTTCATGGCGAATATGGCAGATTTTATAAGGTTCAAAAAAATAATCAGGGTCAGACTCCGAAACGTATTTTCTTTGCTCAAATCCTATTAATTCCCCTTGATCTGTTTCTTTTCTAAACATCTCAAAGGTAGGTAGATAAAGAGTCTTTGCTACACAGAAATCTTTAGACTTGTTGGCAGATAAACCTTCTCGCTCGATACCTAACTCTAGAAAACATTCCCCTTTTCCTAATGCCCATCTTAGGGCTTTCTTGAGTCTATCCCCACCAATGACATAGGTTGAAAAATTTTGTTTCCTTAACCTAATATCTTCTGCAATAGCAAACACTTCTGGGTTAATAGGAGTTTCTTCATCGTCAAGGGTTTTGGCTATTATCCATCCTTGATCATCCCCATCGTCGGATGCAAAGGTATCAGAAGCGGCCATGTCTAAGGCATGGATCACTTCATAACACCATTGATTAAGTTCAATCAATTCTCTCGATATTCTCGGGTCACGGATAGGATTTTCCGTAATCTCTAGATCGTACCGACGCGATACCGACACGATCCCCGGTGAGGACAGGGAACGCTGAGAACCTCTTAATGCCTTATCATCCTTTTTCTTCTTTTTTGCCATTGGGAAAGCCGCGTACTATTTCTATGATATAAGAAAAAAGACCATTTTGTTAATGGTCTTTCTTAAATCACCCAAGTAGAAATCTAAATATTATAAAAATCTATCGAATGTCCCATCGCTCCGCAAAACTTTTCTTTCGTCAATATCGTCACTGGAAAAAAATAAATCGGTAACTATTGCTTGCATTAAGACCTTAGCTGCTTTATTGGATATTGTAATTCCCACTTTTGAGGTCGCATCCACTACATAATTATCCCCTACGGGACAATGAGTAATTGTAACAATCTTGTAACAGTTGATAAACTCTAGATAACTATCTACGGTTTCTAAAATCAACGGACGAAATTCTCTTGTATCCATGATAACCTCTTAACCTAACTAAATATTACAGATTACTTTTTGAATTGTCAAGATTTTAAATAAATCTTAAAGCCCTTTCATAATACCGTTTTCTTTCAGCTAGTCCATTTGTACCACCGTTGACGCGACGGGTGATTTGTTCTACCGTTGCCCCACGGTCACAAAGTTCATTTATTTTGTTGTTCATCCACCAAAACCCAGAAGGTAAAAACAAATATCTTTCTGATACATATTTCCACCCTTCCATAACACGCTGATCGCCTATATGATTAGCAAATAACTGGTAATTGGCTCTGCCAGTCATTTGTAAAGCGTCCACACCTCGAAATTTTTTACCATCACCGGGACGGGTATTTCCCAAGTCTCTGCGACCTTCATAGTTTGAGCCGTCATGAATTTCTACTAAGAATCTTAATCCGGCTGATTCATGGGCTATTTGGCTTAAAAAATGACGGACTCTTGGTAACGTAACAATGTCAAATCTTTTAAGACATTCATCTAATTTTTTAAACTGGAAATCAGTAATCTTATCGTTAAACCTATCAAACACGCCCTCAACTTGATCCTTGCGGACTACGATAGGATTAGGGTCGTCAAAGTGACTAACAAAAGCGTACCAATTAAATCTACCTTCAATTGGAGGTTTTATTTCTAGTAAATGATGGTTTTTTTCTGTTTTAATAATTTTATTATAAATCACTTTTTGTCCAGCTTTAATCAGGATTGATCTAAAATCTTGGGGAAGACTTTCAGAACTAGAGTCGATTAGGTGAGACTTTAAGATAGTGTTGCGATTTGCTGTTAGGGATTTCATGGTAGTTTAGTTAGTAAAGTTAACAATTCTGTTAAGATTTATGTTCAAGTATTCCAATTCGTTTATCAAATTCTTCCTGTTTCTTGCGAATTGTTTCTATTTGATCAGAAATAGATGAGAAAGCTTCTTGTTTGGCTTTAATTAGGCTCATCTCTTTGTCGAGTTGAGATGTTAATGTGGTCAGTTTTTCTATTCCTGTTGATAGTTTTTCGACCATTTTCTCTAGTTTCTGTTCAAGAGATTCCATCTTCCTTGATGTTTTCTCAAAGGTTTCGTGATCAAGTTCTTTAGCCTGTGATCTGGTATTTTTTGAAAGCATACTGAGTAATGCTATTGCAATAGCCAAAACAGTGCCAATGTCATTAAAACTTATTTTTAGACCATAATTCCCAGCATAGGGGGGATGGCTTTGGTTAGCAAGAGAAATATAATACATAGTAAAAGGGGGATGGCTTTGGTTAGCAAGAGCATAGTAAAAGGGGAACATAAAACCATTCTAGTCTTTTTTCTTTACTGAATAAAATATTTAAAAAAACTTAATTTTGTCTTAAATGTGCAAGGTAAAAGTCGTTGCCTTTTATGAAGTTTCCAAAGCTGGGATGCCTCCAAAGTTTTGAAAGTTATCCCAGTGTCGTTGTTATTGCTGTTTTGGGGAACTTAATAAAAAGTCATTTCCAGGCATAAAGTTACCAAAACTGGGGATATTGCCAAAATTGATAGTATTATTCCAAATGTCTTTACAAGTATTGTAGGTTTTGTCACAGCCGGCAGTAAGGATTACGCCGTCATGGACGGCCACTGGACTAGACGCTTCGGTAAATAACTGAATTTGAGTTTTACCCCCAAATATTGAAACAGTTCGATAAATTGCGTAAGTAGCTGATTTATTTGCTCCGTCCGTAAAAGTGCATTTCCCCCAAGTAAGATTTTGATATTCTCCCCACACTTCAAAGTCTCTCCGGCTATTAACGCCAGCAATTTGAGTTTCGTAAAATGGTACTTCTTTGCGGCATCCTGAGTTGTCGCCGTTATTTTGCCCAAAAGCCCATTGGCAAAAAGGCGATGTTTTTTCGTCCCTACTTTGCCTTAAATTAATACTAGAGGCAGTAAGATTTTCAAGTGTATAGCTTTCTCCCCCAAGTGATTTAATTTCTCCCACATAACCTATCTGGATTTGTTCTTCTGGAAGGACTAAAAGTGAGTTAGGTAGGTTTTTCCAGTTAACAATTGCTGTAATAATTCGGGCTTCTCTAAATCTATCAGAAAAAAGCAAATTTTCGTCAATATTATCGCCAAAAGCACCCTTATATTCTTGATTATCTGATTGTATTCCTAATTGCCTCTCTATTGCAGTCGGATCAAGGGCTTGCCTTGCCCGAAATATTATCCCACCAATTTTTAAGTCTTGAGAGAAATTCGTATAACCGAGTTTTTCTCCGTTTGTAAGTTCGATTAAAACGCAATGGCACAGCGTTAAAACAGAATTTGCAAATAAATCTCCTAATCCCTCGTCTTGTTGTATTCCCTCGGTAAATCTTCTAATTTGTAATTCTCCAAGTGAATAGATTTGTAAGGAGGTTTGGTTTTGGTAACTTAAAGAAACAGAATTAAATCGAGATAAAATAGATAAATCATTAACTAAATCAGGATAACGAAATGTAGCTCCTGAGCCTTTGGTACACAACCATAAAGCAATCAAATAGTCAATATCTTTTTGTGATAAAGTTGTTCTTTGCTGTAAAGAACTAATATCAGAAAGGATATTTTTTCGAGAAAATCTTCTTCTTTCTCCACTAGATAAACTAATAATATTCGTCTCAAAGCTGGGAGAAATCGTACATCTTTTGGTTAGATTTAAATCAAAATCATGGTTTAAGCCAGGATAAAAAACATCATTATATTCCAGTAAGGCAATGTCTGGTTGAATTCTTGATTCCCGTAAAATTAACTTTGGAATAGAAAAGATGGTTCTATTGCTGTCATCTTTCCTAATAGGCTGATAATCTAATTTATCTTCTTCAAAATGACACAATACCTTAAAAGTACCTGACCATGTTAATTTTTTGTTAGTGTCAGGAGGGCTATTAAATACTATTCTATCAGGAGCTACTATATATTCTGATTGTGGTATTTCTGTATTTCCTATATAAATCTTTAGATTTTCAACATCTGGATAAAGAATAGGTCTGTAATGAATATTGATCCCAACTTCATTAGTATTGCCTACAGGATCGCCTATAAGATATTTTTTAAGCAAGATAAATTCTGTATTAATTCCATTATTCTCTGGAGAAAATATTCCTTCTGTCATGGGAGGAATATCTGCTGAAAGATTTATTAAAGACATAGTAAATTTTATCTAACAATATTTTGGGGACAATAGATACCAGATTGATAAGGGACGTTAATAGTTTTTTCTATTCTGGTAGGAAAAGTTGGTAGGCAATAGATTCCAGATTGATAAGGAACATTAATGATTTTTTCTGGTCTGATAGGAAAAGTTGGTGAACAATAAGTTAAAGGATAGTAAAGACTTCTTTTAACCTCATAATCAGAAAGATCACGGTAAAGAAAGTCTTCTTTTGATCCTTTCATTTCTTCATGAAAATCAAGGATAGCGTTTAAATCATCGGGTTTTAATACAGTCCGAGAAAGATTGAATACCCTAACGGGACTAGCCCATTCTACTATCCTTTGTTCGGCTCCGCTTGTGTTCTCTAGCAAAGAGTTAGAAAATTGAATTTCTGTTTGATAATCCTTGTCTGGAATAATCGGAAATTCAGGAATATTTACTGGGTAAGGATTACTGGGAAAATCGTTCGCGTTAGTAACGCGAACGATGTCAATTATTGTGACATCATAGGCAAGTTTTTTGGGTTCAGTTACAGTACCAGAATAAGTGTAATTTTTACTGGTTCTTTCCAAAGGAATTGTGTCAGTAACCGAACCAGTGTAACGAGAACTGTACTGATTTTCTGGAATAGAGAAAATATTTACTTGCTGTCCAAATTTGCTGGCTATTTTCCAGAATTGACCAAACAAATTAATTCCACCAACAATCTTTAATACTGGGTTTTTATCCCAAGAAATGGGTGTACCCGTACGCCAAAATATAAAGGTTTCTTGGCTTCCATCCAAGCTTTTCTGTCTAGCAGTTCCAAAAATGTGATAGTAGATCATAGCTTAAGGATTCATCGTAATACCATCGGTAATAATTGGCATCAACAAGCTGCCGCCCCCAGCCACCTTGCTAACTACTAGATGAAAGTGATCTTCTGGCGTTGGTTGGGCTGGTGGGACTGTTTCAACTCTGTGTAGACTATTTATCGGTAGGTCTTGAGTAGTAAATAATAAGAACGGCCTCGCTATTCCTATTGGATAATTAGTGCCGTAATCGGTAGTGCCGTTGTCACGGAAAATAAGATTGGAAACACTAGCATTAGGTGTAGGGGTAGCACAGGCTATAGAAGTAATCGGTAATACAAATTGAGGATTTGCACCGCCTGGCGGTGATACTCCAGGTATTGTCATTTCTTTGATTCTTCCCGCCCCCAAGTCGGGACCCGTTCCATTACCCAATCCATAAGCAGTAATGTAATCCAGTGGATAGGAATTATTGTTCCCAAAATAAGCAACTGATGCTGGATTATCGCAGTATCCGAAGTAGTGGAAGGAATATATGTTGCCAAAAGTATTTAATCCAGTATTATTAATCGCAAACATAGCGATACCTTTGTTATCTCCACAAGCGTAAAAATATCCTGACGCCGCGCCGTTATAGTTACCAACAATTGTAAATCTATTGTCGTTCAGTTGAGTTTTTGTTTGGTAAGTGTGTCCTGACCAGCCCCAAAAAAAAGGGTTTTGTCCAATAGTATTGCTAAAGAAGATTTGCGCCCGATGTCGGCCACTACTCCAGCCAAAGCTGCCATCGACATCCCCGAATTGTATTAAATCAGTATCAACTGCTGGAAACCGAATATTAATCTGGTTATCTGGATCAGGTTTGACAAACCGATGAGTTGAGGTGATACCAATGGCATCTAAAAATAAAAGAAAATTAGCCAAATTGAAGTAAACTCCGCCAGCGTCAGCGGTACGCCAGCCATAAGTGGCAAATGTGTTTCTTGAACCAACAACAGGTAAGGTCATAAGATTAACTCCTAACAATATTTTGGGGACAATAGATACCAGATTGATAAGGGACGTTAATAGTTTTTTCTATTCTAATAGGAAAAGTTGGTAGGCAATAGATTCCAGATTGATAAGGAACCACTAAAAGATTGCGTGGAAAAAACAGATACCTAGACATATTTCCTTCCTACAGTAAAAAACAAATGTTTGGGGGTACTGATAGCAGAAACAACAAGTTCTACTCTGCTCCCTACATCAACAAAATTTCCTGTTGTTACGGGAACAGTTAATCGAGTAGAAGTAATAGATAAATTATTTAACCCAGGGACATCTACTCCATTAATTTTAACTGATACAGTAGCTGTACCGGATTGATTTATGGCACTAAAACTTAGGATGTTATACCCTCTTAATAAAGCAAAATCAAGAGGATAAGTTTGAATGGTAGGAGCTTCTATATCCCCAGAATATTGATCAAAATTAGAAACGAGTACCCAATTTGTACCATTGAAAAATATTGTTTCTCCAGAAACAAGAAAAACTGTTAGACCAGTAAAAGGCTGCCAAAAACTCCAAACTCCCGTAGGCAATCCGTTTAAACCAACTACAGGGTAGGCTATTTGATTGGTCTTTCCCGCCCATGCCCCAGTAGCTCCTGTAGGGACAATATAGTAGCTATCTATATTCTGGGGGTTTGGGGGTGAAGTAAGGGTACGGGAAAGAATAGGAGCGGAGCCTATAGAAATAAGTCTAAATAGCTCGTTTGCTATTTGTTCTTTATATTCCTGAGAAGATGTCAGTAATAACCCATTATTCCCGAATATTGTCCCAGTCATCCCCGAATTCCTCTCCCATCTTGGCTTTTACCCAGTTATTGTTTTCAATTTTACAAAGACTTTTCAAGTAAGCCTCGTAATTATTCAAGTCTTTTACAGTATAGTCTTTTTTAAAGATTGCGTGCAACTTCCAAGCTTTAGGAGGCATCCAGTCCTTGCTTAATTTAGGATTTTTGAATGTTTTTATCATCCATCCCCGGACACTATCAATATGTTCACCTTTCTTGTAAGCTTCTTTGAGGGCGTACTTATAGGCTAGGTATAACTCTCTATCCTTGTCGTGAATTATAATTTCTAGTCTTTCGTTAGCTATTTGTTTTTTCTCTTTTGTTGGAAATTCGTAACCACAATGAGGACAGATACGAGCAGATGCGTAGGTTATTTTACCGCAGTTTTCGCACTCTTTAATCGGAGCTTGTCCTTTTTGAGTATCGGAAGATGTAGAGAGCTTAGGATAATCTACATCTTCAATAAATCCGTGTTCGGTTACGTTCCCCGCTTGATCCAATACCAAACAATCAACTTTATCTAACCAAATACAGAGCCTTTGTCCCCGACCAGTCATCTGAATATAAAGGGTTCGGCTTTTGGTCGGTCTGGCGTGAATAATACAAGAAATTGCGGGTAGGTTAAATCCTATTCCACAAGTGTTAATATTTACAATCCCTCTCAATCTTAATTCAGCTACTTTTCTAAATATTTCTCTTCTTTCCTGTTCTGGTGTTTCGGCTGTTATAACAGCCGTAGGGATACCCCTTTCGTTAAATTCTGTACAGAGGCTTTTGGCGTGTTCCACACCCGCCGCAAAACAAACAAATTGTCTCCCCTGACCGAGCCTACGATACTCGGAAACCGTCGATTTTACCGCTTCTAAACAACGAATTTCTAACTGACTAGCATCAAAGTCACCGCCATTAATTTTTACCCCTTTAGTATTTATTTTATTTTTAGTTCCGAAATAGACACAGCCAACAAGCGCACCCCGTTCGATCATTCCTTTTGGAGTAGGCCCAGTCACTTGAACCTCGAAAATATCCCCTAACTCTTCACGTTTCGATAACCGCCACGGGGTTGCGGTTAGACCAATTACGAGACGATTATCTACTGGTAGGGGTTTCCCCGAAAAAAGATGCTGTTGCTTACGAATCACTTCCCATGCCGAGTTTATTTCTTGTAAGATTTCTTTTGATTCAGCGTGAATTAAGTTAAGATGTTTGTATTTTTCCTTAGCTTCATCAAAAGTTATTTTGTAAGTTTCTATATCTTCTCTTTCTACGGCAATACCTAATACTGCTAATTCATCACGAATGTCTTTGATTGAGGTTGTCTGTTTACCATTCTTAAGATTAGTAAAATTATCCTTAAACCATTGACAATAAGCTGATAAATGAACCTCGTCGGCTAGTATTACTTCGGGGTTAAACCAAGTAATACTGCGTCCTCTAGACAAGGTTTGAGTTGTTGCAATCTGAACTAATTGACTTCTATCTTCTTTGTAGCTACCAGCAATTACTCCGGCAGTTAATCCAAATTTCCCTAGAGTTTCTAGGGTTTGCTGAATGAGTACGGTAAACGGTACTACAATTAAAGTCCGTCGCTGTCTTTTTACGGCGGCATCATAAATTATTTGACAGAAAAATACTGTCTTTCCCCATCCGCAAGGGGCAACTACTAAGGCTCTTTTATGGATTTTTAGAGCATCATACAGTTCTCTTTTAAGAGTTTTTTGGTCGTCTCTTAATTGAATTTGTGGCTTAGGCGGTACAAAAAGTGTTTGTGTTTGTAGTGTTAGTGTCATGATATTAGGTGATTTTGTTAGCTTTAGATATCTCTAGTCCAATTCCATCAAAGCACTGCAAATATTTGCCATTATTTTTGGATTTTCTGCAAGTAATTCCCCGCAAAAGTCATCGCACCAAAACCGCCATAGATTACTTCCAGCTATCACATTTCTTTGATTGCATATAAAAATAAGGTAATCAAATAACTCCGTATTAGCAGACAAATCAAACACTTCTCTTGCTATTTTAATTGGTTTAATTTTTGTGTTTTTTGTCATACCAATACATAAATTGTCTTTCCAGAATTTTTCTTCTTCTGTAGGATCAAAACAATATTTTATTCCTAAAATCATTGTTTTACCGCATTGTCGAGTTCGTTCTTGTAGTCTTAGTAACAGATTTTTTTCGTCGTCAGCTTTTCCAATCTTAAGATGGCAAAGACTAGGAGTCCAAAGTAGATAAAATATTTTTTGCTCTTGACTTGGTTCGCACCAATCATCAGGAATTAAATATTCAAAATCTTGTCCGAAGATTTTTTCACAGTATTCTGCATCACTTTCGTTGTCATTAAAAGTCATAATCACCTCAAAATTGTATTTCAGTTTTGATAAAATTTGATATAGCTTCTGCTATTTCGCCTGTCTTGTCACGAATAAAGGTAATCTCCTCTTGTTTGTCAGAGATTCCAAATCCTGAGCAATACCCATTATCTAGATCACCATACTCTTTACACATGGCTATTTCTTTTATTTTTCCTGTTCTTAAATCAAATATCGTACCAGTTAATCTGATTTCTGGTATTAAGCCAAAGCTTGGTATAAAACCACAAAAAACCTCGACATGGGCTATTGTCTGACTATCTAAAAGAACCCTAGCATTAGCTATTAGGCAAATTTGTTCATCAAATTTTAATTGCCATTCAGACCAAAGAAAATTTTTAAACGACCAACTGTTCCAGTCAGAATTAGCATTATATTCTTTATAACAAAAAGATGCAATCTTTTGTAGTAGTCTTGTTTTGTGTGTGCGTTCTATAGCTTCTAACTTTTTAAAAAACTCTTCTGCTGTTGTCATGGTGTCACCTCGGTTTGTATTTCATGTTCGATAAATGAAAGAATGTTAATTACAATTTGTGTACCTTTACCCCATAAACATATTCCATCTTGTATAAAAGCCATTTTTCTAAAATAGTCTCCAATATCTTTTCTGTTTCTGGAATTAAAATATTTAACTCTTCTTTGTTTCCGCTTGGATAAAGATTATAACTTGAGGTTTTATCGTTTCTGTCAAGACTGTAGTTCCAACGCAGAATAACCAAAGACCCGCCTAACGTACCTTCTATTGTGATTTTTTCAAGGGATTTGTCCGCTAATTGATATTCAGTCGAAATTTCTCGACATTCAATCAAAACTTCATACTTTTTGTTTTTTATTAACTTACCATAAGTTTTGTAAAGATAATCTTCTTTAATTATCAAAGTTCCTATTAAACGAATACATTTATCGTCTGCGACCGTATCCCACTCCGAGATGTCCACTGTATCGTATTCGGAGATACTCATCTGCTCAAAAGTTTTTTTAAAGAAATCTCTGATTTCTTTTAGTGACTTTTCTTTTAATACTTCCATTGTTTTTACCTCAAATACAAATAACTAAATCACCGACGCAAACATTGATAAATTTCTCGCAATCGTATCGAGAATTGTTGCAAGCTTGAATAATAGAGGTATTTTCCTCAACAGAAATAACCTTCCCCGACCCTTTATAAAGGATACGATGACCAATGAAGTCTCTAGTTATTGGGTCGTATATTGGCTTGTTTGTAATTGAATAAACCAAGTGAGAGGCATCTATTCGGATACAATTTAATTTACCACGGTTTATTACTACTTTAAAATCATCGATAACTTTAATTACCTTAGCTGGATACGTTCCTTTAGTCGGAAGTCCTAGTTCTTCGTTTGTTGCCATTGTTTTAAGTGTCTGTAGCCTCAATTGTTTTAATAAAGCCTAAAATAGTCTCCATTATCTTTGTTGCTTCTGGAATCAATATCTTTAAACCTTCGTTATCTCCCGCAACATCTGATTCTTCTTTAGTTGAAATAAGCTGAACCCAGCTTTTATTTTCTTGGCGATAATCTCCTATTAGCAACATAGTCACCTGAGTTTGTGTCAAATAACTTTCTACTTTAGTCTCTAAAATGTTAGACGGCTTGGGAAGATATTTAATTGAAATATAATATCTTCCTAGTAAATGTCATGAGGAAAAACTCCTTGTAGTAATTCGCTAGGATAAACAACAAAAATCACGCCTTTTAAGACAAGCTCCCCATATAAATGCTCGAAAGTATTGGTGTCCTTGTCGTAGGAACTTACGCCGAGCTTCTGCGCTTCAAGACTCCAATTTTTAGGATGCTTAAAAGTTTCTTTACAGAAAACCTCAATTTGTTTTAATGCTTCTGTTTTGTTCATTAGCGTTAATCCTCAGCTTTAATTGTTTTAATAAAGCCTAAAATAGTCTCCATGATCTTTGTTGCTTCTGGAATTAAGATATTTAAGATTTCGTTGTCTCCTTCACTTTTTGGCTCTTTTTTAATTGAATCTATCTCAACCCAATCATGTTCGGTGACTGCCCCTTTTACCTTAACTACTAAAGTTTTAGACGATTTAGAACGATACTCAACCCAAACATTGTATTTTCCTTTTAGCTCGTTTGGATAGAGAATATTGATAGAGCCTTCTAGTACTAAATCGGTGAAAACATCTATTTGCCTTAGTTTAAGAGTCCATTTTGAGTAATCAATCATTTTATAGGCATTATCACAAAAAACCCCGATTTGTTTTAATACCTCTATCTTTTCATAAATATCTATTTCCCATGTGTCCATATGTTGCTCCTATTTACTCTTGAATTTCATCGAGAATAAAAGTGAAAATGTCTAGCATTACTTTTCGAGTTTCTCTGTATTTGTTATCAAAATAATCAGATTTTGATTTTCTAATATAATCAAATGCTATTTGATTCTCATAAGGATAGTTATTGTCTTTATCGTCAGGGTTTATCCATAATCCAAATGAGCCCACATAATACGCTTCGCATGAAACACGCTTAAGCGGACCATCTAGAAAAACCTCTATTATTAATTCATCAGGAAAAAGTGGACACTGAATTATATTATTTTCAGAGTCAAGATTCCATCTTAAACTTGGATAACTTCTGTGACAGAATTCAAATATTTTCTCTGTTACTTGTTTTATGTCCATTGATTTAACTCCTATTGGGTGAATTTACTAGACAGATATTCTGTCTAGTAATGTTTTTACTGTTGAATTTCATCTTCAATAAAATTAAAGACTTCTCTTACCATTTTTCTGGCTTTTTTTACTATACCCCAGCTATCATCATTCCACTCGTCATGAGTGGCAATCATAAACTCTAACTCGCTGTTTTTGTTATGGTTTAGACTTACTTGAAAACTACCTAACCAGGGAAGTAAAGATTTTTCTTCTGATTGAGGTATTAAAAGCGACCCCAGTATATAATCGTAAGTAGCTTCTTTTTCGTAAAAATAACGCTCTTGTTTTTTATATGAGCGAATTTCTATCTCTAATTTAAATAAAGAGCAAGAGCCAAGAATGAGTGAAATAAGTGAAACATCTCTACCAATATCACTATAAGAATAATTCCATGTCCATTTTAAATCTGGGTATCTTCCCTCACAAAAATTAAATAACTTTTCCGCTATTTGTTGTGTGTCCATTACTGTTACTCCTGTCTATTCTTGGATTTCATCTTCAATAAAATTAAAGATTTCTCTCACTATTTTTCTGGCTTTTTTACACAGATTCCATTTATTTTTATCTAGCGGCTTAGTTGTTTCATTAAAATCAGACCTGTAAAACTCTAGCTCACTATCTTTATCGTCATTTAGTTGAACTAAGAAACATCCCCTAAAATTTATGTCTTGTAGGTTAAGATAGCCTCGAATACATTCAATTCTTAACCAATCTTCAACAATCTTTAACTCTAATTTAAATAAAGGACATGAGCCAGAAATAAATACAACAGGACAAACTGTTTTTGAACATTCTTTACTATAGTTCCAGTCTAAATCTGGGTATTTTTCTTTACAGAAATTAAATAATTTCTCTGTTACTTGTTGTGTGTCCATTACTGTTACTCCTATTGGGTGAAACTACTAGACAGATATTCTGTCTAGTATTGTTTTTATTCTTGAATTTCATCAAGGATGAAGTTAAAAATATCTAACATTATTTTTCGATATTGTTTGACTAACTCCCAATTTTCTGCGTTCCATAGCTTATATCTATAATACGCAAGATTCTCAAAAACTATGGTGTCTTCATACCGAGAACTTATATCCTCAATCGGAGGATTTATCCAAATTTTAAAGCTTCCTATTCGGTTGTCTTGCCATCGAACACACTCAAGTGATCCATCTAACAAAATTACACACTCAAGTGATCCGTCTAGCCAAATTTTTCCATATCTATCGAGATAAGGTGATCGAATGACTTTATCGTAGTCATCTGTAAAATCGCAATTCCAGTCTAAATCTGGGTATTTTTCTTTACAGAAATTGAATAGCTTTTCCGCTACTAGTTGTGTGTCCATTACTGTTACTCCTATTGGGTGAAACTACTAGGAAATACTTACTGTTTCTACTACGATACTGTGATGCCCATTGCGGGCTAAAGCTTCTAGATAAGCCATTAATCGGCTTTCGTGCATAGAAGTCTTGATCCTGCAAGGCTTATTTTTTCCATCTATTGTTTTAATTGTGTATCTCATTGTTTCCAATTTTTTGAATTTTGCCTACAATAATCTAAATGCGCCTTAAGTCTTTTGGCAGACTTTTGTTCTTCCGTCCCTCTGATAAGTCCTTTGTTTTTATCAATGTTATCTTGACTCGATAAGTTTTTCCACACTTTTTTAGTTTCCTCCATGATTACACCTTTACTTATTGTCTAAACAATACCGTATAATAGACTTTAAATTAGCTTTATAGTCTTTATGGGATTCTATAGATTCTAGCGATAAAGCCGTTGAAACTACTATATAAACCAGAATAGTTATCCGAAAGATTATACTCCATAGTCGCTTTTCTGAATTTGTCATCATTTTGCCCCTACACCTTTACTTTTTCAAGCCCACGCTGTTCTAAGATTTTATTATACTCTTTGATTTTCGAGTATAAAGTGTCACGTTTTTTCTGTACATTTTCTCCAGATTCTTGCTTAGAACTCCGATATTGTCCTGCGTAAAAATTAGCATAATAACTAATTGTAGTAGTGTCCATATCTGCTGCAACAAGCTTCATAATTTTCTCCTTGATTCATTACTTAAATCTTACATTATTTTACTAGAATTGTCAAGAAATTTCTTGAAAATCTTCCTTCCTAAAACAGTAAAATTGTTCTCCTTTTGTGAGATGATCAATTGATTCAAAATGATAGTAGATTCCTATAGCGGTTTTGATAATTCCCAATGGTTTACAACAGGGAAAGATACGACCATAGGAATTAACACGATAAACTTTTTCAGGGTATCGAGAGGAAATGTATTTTCCAATCATAGGTACTAGAGACGGGAATTGAACCCGCAAAACTTAATTAAATCTACTCCTGACGAAACGCCCTTCCCTTACTCAATCTTTGCCAAGTTTGGTGGATTCGCAAATTTCAGTTTTGAAACAAAAAATACCTTTATTTTTTGCATTAAGTCCCTTTTCGGTTGAAGGCTCCGTTTCACAGCCTTTAGCTACCAAGCTACCCTAGCACTTCAATCCTATCAGGGACTTCTGAAATCGTCAACCCTATCAGGTACTTATATCTAGATAACAGTTAGAGAATGGAATTGTAAAAGTAATCACAGACCCATTTAGAACAGTTTCTACCCTCAAAAGCCATTGATTGTCAAAAGTTACTTCTATAACTTTTCCGACCACTCTTGGTGGGATAATGCGCTCTCCTATTTCTACAGATGCAGCCGTTCGTACTAATACCCTTTCTTTTTCAAGATCAGGAAGGCTATCAATGTGTACACCATCAGCCGAGAACTCATCGATTACCGGTTCTGATTCAACTTCTACTATCTCAGGTTTGGTGACTGGTTTTGGAGTAGGAGTGGGAACCTGGACAATTTCTTCTTTTATCTCTGATTGGTATTCTAGGGATTCATCTTCTATCTCAAAAGCTTCTAATTCTTTTGGCTCTTGATAGTGTAATACCATGCCCCTTGCCTTGACCTCTAATCGTCCATAGCCAGCTTGCTCTAACTGAGTAAGTAGGGTGTATGCAATAGAGGTATTTACTTTTTCTCCATTAATTTTACGTCCGCCAAATTTGCCGACAACTTCCCGGGGTGTCATTTTTCCTGTGGTTTTAACAATTTCCCATATCTCGGATAAGATTCCTTGTACTGGATTTTCATCCTGAGACGTAACCCCCTGAATAGTTAAGAATTGGCTAATATAAAAATCAGTCATCTTAGCCGCTTTAACGGCTGTTTGTACAGGGATACTGTAAAGATTTGTGTTGTCTGGATCAAATATCCAATTCAATAGATGGATTGCCAGAGTAAGCCTCAAAAAAGTCTTCATTTGCTTACCTATATAAGAAGCGAATGAAGGGTTAGTTACTCGATATTTCTTGATAAGCATCTCGTAATGATACTTGATTCCAAATGCGTAATCCTCACCAGTTTTCGTGAACCAACAATTATAAGGATCGACAATTCCATCGTCATCAGCTTCTAGGCTAATCCCACTGATTTGATTGATAATACTAGAAATACACTCTTGAATCGAGTTAGGGTCTTCTGGTGGTCGCCCGCGTTGAGGATCAAGAGGTTCATGTAATAGAAAAAGAAATCGAGAAACCAATCCATCTACGTCGTTAGATAGGTCTAAGTATTTTTGTACTTTCTGTATCTGTATCCCACCTAATATATTGATAGTTTGCCCATTCAGGAAATAGCGATTTTCCTCTTTTACCCTGTCAAAAGTATTTTGTACTGGATCATTCCAAGATGATAACAATCGTTGCCGGTCATTACCTTTACCGCCCGACCGGTATTGATTTAATCCTTCAAATAGTCCCGTTAGCTCATCCGCTACCCATACCCCACCTTGCCAGCGAGGTTGAGTGGACATCGTTTTTAGAACCCCATCAAAAGTTCCTTCATCGTAAAACCAGCGACGAGATTGACAGTTTTCTTTTTCGTAAAGGCTAGGGTTTACCTCACCGTTTTCTTTGTTTGTGCTGCGCTCTTCGCGGGTCATTTCAGACCATTCTGCTTTTAATTCTTTTAGCCTAGCTTGCTTTTTAGAGAGTCTTTCTAACTCATCTAAGTCTTTTCTTTTTAATACCTTGTAAATTTCTTTTTGAGTAGTAGTTTTTCCGCTACTTACCCCACCAGCGTCTGCACAATAAAAAATCGGATATTCCTTCCAGCATTCCCGATCCCTTGCGGTAGTTCGGAGATTAATTGCAAATCGACTACCTAAAATAGCTCCCAATATTGGCCATAAAGAATGCAGTAATCGGATTGGGGGTTGATTGAGTGTCTTGGCACGGGATATAATTGCCTCAGCTAAAGGTTGCGGCAATATTTCAAAAAGATCAGTCTCTTTTTTCTGGTAATACTTACCTTTCAGGAAACCTTCTAGTCCTGTTTTAATAGCGTCCCCTTCCGCTATTTCTGTTTTACGGATGTCGATTAAATGCCGTATTTCTGTTGGCTTTTTACCAGTGGCTTTTGCCCACAGATCAACTTTTTCTTGCCACTGAGTTCGGGTGATTTCTTCCTGACCAATACAGCCGTCAATAGCTGTTATTAGGTCTTGAAAAGTCATCGTTTCTGTTACTGTGACTTCTTTTTCTTTGCTCTCTTTTATTTCTTTTGGTTTATCAACTATCGAAGCTAATAATGTATCGCAAGTTACCTTCTTTTCTTCAATCCAATTGATAATATCTACCCCTTGAGATTCTGGCAAGTGATCCCATAAAGGAGAATCTGGATAGGCATAAAGCCATTTTGCATCGGGGAAATCTTGATAAATTTTCTGGCAGTGAGCCACTCCCCCTTTGTCGCGATCAGGGCATAAAATCAGATTTGCTCCCTTTAAAGCTTTCGTGTGATCTGGCTGCCATTTTTTTGATCCGCCTATATTGCAAGTGGCAACCAGCCCAAACGACTCAAGCCTTTCTACCTTAGTCTCGCCTTCTACTACAAATATCTGGGTCCCTTCTTTAATAGCCTTTTCTAGGCGGTTCTGACGATAAAGAGGTATATCTTTGTACTCAATATCACCTATGCCCCACTTCCAATTTTTACCATTATCTGTAGAGTGCTGTTGTTTTATTTCTTTGTCCCATCTTTGCTTTTCTGTATCAAAATAATCTTTCCGGTACACACGGACTCTTAACCCATTGGCAAAAGGGGGATAAAGGAAGTATTGGGCTTTTTCTTCTTTATAGGCAGAAAATTTGGGTTCTTTCTTAAGATAGTAGAGCGGTGTACCCTCACTATCTACTTTGCTCGATTTTTCCCATCCTGGTGCGGGGTCGTAGTTTCGCTTGCATACCGAGAGTAGATTGCCGTCCTCGGCTGTGTACATATAGCACCAATCAGTCTTACCACAGTGGGGGCAAGGATTGTTTTCGTTGATCTTGACACGATTCGAGGATTGTGTTACCATAAATGTTATTGAAATAAAAGAAAAGTGTTTTGTTTACACGGCCCGCTTCCGAGCGGGTTTTTTGTTGGGTAGATGGGTAGGAGGGAGCAAATCAAGGTATCTACTATCCTAGCAGAATTTTCTTGATCGGTAAATACTACACTTACACTACATCTGCAAATCCTTGCTACGCTTAGGTTTTAGGTTATACAAAGAGTTGTAAAAGGCATCTTCGCTTTCTTTTCTGGCAGTGAGTTCGGTGTCAATGGGGATAAAAAGGTAAGATTTTAGTGCAATCTCAAACACTTCTTGGGTCTTTAGGTCTAAAACCTCAGCCCTTTGACAAATTTCAGCCCATAGCTCTCGTTTTACGCGGACTGAAACAACTTTTATTGGGACATCTTGATTAGCGGACATAGTTTAATCTACAGAATTTTCTATATTGTAGCATAAAAGCTGAGATTGATCGTAAGTTTTTTGTAAGTTTTTTGTAAGTTTTTTGCAGGGTAGTGTAAGATAAGGGTATCTTATCAAAATACACTTTTATGGCTACACCACGATTCAATAGCGACGGATCACCCCGAAAACGAGTAAAAAGTTCGGCTCTGACAGAAAAAGGGATAAGCAAAATGTCCGACACTATAGACCTCTTGCATAAATCCGAAAACAAACGATAGAAACAATAATGGGAGGGACTTTCAGTTAATTATTTATTAGTAGTTGATAATCTTCAAAAATGTTGCTGTACAAGGATCGACTTAAGACTTTTGCAAGAGGTCTTATTAAGGCAAAAAGGATGGGGCTAGGTATGACCCAAGCCGAATTTACTGAGTGGATACTAAAAGAAGGCCGGCGATTGGGATTACCTGGCACAGAATTTTCTGGGGGAGCGGTTCAAAACTGGGAGCTAAAAAATATCGCTAGTTGCCCTGATCTAGGGAATATGCGATTACTAGCTGCTGTATTTGGTCTTGATACAGATTCTTTTGTGAATTATCTTAATGGCGACTGGCTAACAATTCAGGATTTTCTAAAAGATCCAATCAATCAAAAAAAGGATTGTGTTAAAAATCCTAATTTAGTTCCCGAACTTTTTCAGGAAGCTGATACTCAAGTTAAAGCAAAGCTTGTAATTAAAGAAGTTGAGTCTCTTTACTCAAAGCTAGATGAGTTACAGAAGATGATTAAAGAGATCGATCTAGAAGATGTGAAAGCTTTTCTGTGTTCTGCCCCAAAAGATTTACAGAAAGAAGTTTACCAATATTTACAGGAGAAACTAATCGGAGCATAACAAGAAAGAACAGAGGGTTAACCCTCTGTTCTTTATTTGAGATTTATTGAAACATATCATTTGTTGCTTGATATGTTCTAACTGGACTAAATCCTTCTTTATCTTTTCGGTTAATTCCATAGTCACTTAAGTACGGACCGTAAAGGGGAATACTTTCTAAATGTCTATAATAATTCTCTAAGTTCCATCGGCTGCCATCAGAAAATTCATAAACTGTATATCCGTAAACTATTTCAATTTTTTCTAGACTCCCAAGTATTCTTTTTGAATGAATACTTCTAAAAATCTTTTTTTCTGCCTGTTTTTTTTCTTGTTCTATTTTTTCTGGACTCAGTTGTACGGGGTCAAGCTGAGGCCACTCTGTGTGACGAGAAGGACAATCTGAGACGAAAAAAGACAT